CTTTCTCCCGGTTGGCTTCGTGGTAGGCGCGGTTCCGTTCCGCCACTTTCTCCCGGTTGGCTTCGCGGTAGGCGCGGTCTTTCTCTGCCACTTTCTCCCGGTTGGCTTCGTGGTAGGCGCGGTTCCGTTCCGCCACTTTCTCCCGGTTGGCTTCGCGGTAGGCGCGGCGATACTCCAACACCTTCTCGCGGTTGGCTTCGCGGTAGGCGCGGTATGCGCACGGCTTCCCACAAAACCGCGCATTCTTTTTCTCGGCCTCAAACTCCTTTCCGCACCACTCGCAGTTTTTCAGATACATTTTGCGCGACCCTACAGTGCGTCGGTTGCACGGCGGTTGATCTCAATGGCCACGGCTGCAAGGTAATTCACAGCGCCAAGGATTTCCCGCTCGGCGGCGGCGAAGTCTCCGCGCTTCACCATGCCCTGCGCCTCGACCGCCTTCTTGATCGCCTGCCCGGTCTGGAAGCCCATGCCTGCAAGCTGGCCGATGACCATGATCGGCTGCTGGTCGAACGGCAGGCCGTTGCTGTGACGCTCTGCGCCCTTGCCGTCCTGCGCCTGATGCAGCGCCTTGGTCAGCACGGTAAACAGGCTGTCGTATCCTTCTCGGACAAACACAGGCACGGTGCGATCCTGCCGTATGCTGGCCAGGGCTTCGCTGTCGTCCTGAAGGCTGGCCGGGAAGTGCGGTGCAAGACCGGCGAAGACGGGCGGCGGGTCGGACAGAAGGGCTTCCGACATATTGACGATGGCGGCGGCGGTGGTGGCGTGATCGCTGGTCATTTCGTTCCTCGTAGCTGGCTGCTGGTTGCTCGGATGGCGTCATGCGCGGCAAGGCGCATAAGCTTCTGATCGGTCACGCTGGATGCAATCCGGCGCAACTCGGCGGAAAGGTCTGCCAGCGCGCGTGATGCGCTGGTCAGGTCTTCGGTGGTGGCGGTCGGTATCTCGACGCGGCTGAAGCTGGGAACCGACATCAGATGTCATCACCCGGCTGGGGCGCGGTTTCATCCCCGTCGATGATCTCACCCGTCTGCGGATCGTGCGGGGTGGACGTGCCGCCGTTGCTTTCCTGCGCGGGCTGTGCGGCCTGCTTCGGCGTCACATCCTTCAGTGCGGCTGCTGCTGCACCACGCTTCTTGCCGGTCTGCTGCGGCGCGGGTTCGGTCGGGCCACCATCCTTTGCATCGTAGTCGAAGCCTTCATCGATCCGTTCGACAGCCTGCATAAATTCATCGCGGTCGCTGGACGAAGGCAGGTATTTCGAGATGCGCCGGATCACAGTCTTCCGCCACCATTCGCCGAAGTTCGCGCCGGTGTCGGGGTTGTATTGCGCGGCGTTCTTTGACTGCTTCGCGATGGCCAGGACAGCGGCCTTGTCCATCACTTCACGCTGAACGCTGCCGTCTTTCATCTTCACGATGGCATAGACGGCGATGGCAGGGCCACGGTCGCCGCTCATGTTCGGCGCGTGTTCGATCCGCTCGTCATCGCCTAGGACATAGGCGAAGAGGTCGTTCTTATAGACGACATGGGCCGCGATGTTGCTGATCTCGCCGCTGTTGCGCGCCTTCTTCATCAGCCCCGCGACCATCGGGATATACTGAACGCGGTCCTCATACTGGTTGTCGCCAACCTTCTGCCGGAACGTCACAAGCGCGGCCTCGCGCCCGTCGATGATCAGGCCATCGGTCGCGGCCTTGGTGCAGGCGGCAAGCAACGACTGCATCCCGCCCTGCGTCTGGCAAGCCTTGCTGATCTGCGGGTTCATCTGCACGGCGGTCTGCACGGTGCGAACGAACTTTTCAGCCGGGATGTGGCCGGGCAGGGCCTTCTTGAATTCCGGCGTCATCTGGATCAGCCGGTCGCGCAAGGTCAGCGGGCGCTGTTCACTTTGCGCTGGCAGGTTCTGCGTCATCTCTGGTTCCTTTCAGGATCGATACCGCTCGGTCGCGGATGGGTTGGAAGTCACAGCGCGCGGCTTCGGCAAGCACCTGCCGCGCTACTGCTGGGCTTCGGTCGGGGGCGCGACGGATGAACACCGCCGCGTTCCAGAATTTCAGGGTTGCCAGTTCACGCGGTGACATCGACGGTCGGCGCGGGCTGGGGCGGGACGGGCAGGGGCTGGACGATCAGGGCCAGCAATTCACTGGCAACATCCAGATCGTTCATGGCGATGGTCTTGTGGCCTTCCCCGCTGTTGTAGGCGGTGATCGCCTGCACTTCGGCCATTGCCGATTTGATCCGGTCCAGCGCGACCATGACGACTTTTTCAACTGCAACAGCCATCTCTAGACCTCCGCATCCAGCGCGTTCGGCGCGTCGATCATGGTGTATGCCCAGCGCGGGAACGACAGTTCCTGAACGCCATCGGCATACGCGGGCCAGTCATTCGTGGCCTGGCATTCGCCATAGACCGGCAAGGTCTTGCGGATGATCGCGCGGCCTTCTTCCACGATGGACGGCGGCAGTTCATAGACTGCCTTTGCGAAGGGGGCTTCCTTCTCCCAGGCGATGAAGACGAAGGCAGCGACTTCCTGCCCCAGCGCGCGCCATCCATCGGTATAGAAGGCTTCCTGGGTGTGGTAGCCGAAGTTCACGACTGACTTCGCGAAGTCTGCCGGGGCGGCGCTGGCCGTCGATTTCACGTCGATCATCACCTTCAGATCGGCGCGATACAGGTCGGGGCGGATGCGGCACATCAGGCCGGTGTCGGGATCGGTCCAGTAGCCCGATGCTTCGACCATACGATCCCCGCCCGTCACGATGCTGTTGATCCATGCGTCGGCATGGACGGCATCGCGGATGGCCAGAACCTTGTCGAAGTCGCCGCTGGTCAACAGAAGCTTGCCTTCGATCTGGCAGTATTCTTCGGCGTCCTTCCACTTGTTGCCGCGCCGGTCATCGGGTCCGCGATACACGCGGGCTTCGAACTGCTCGGGTTCAAGGATGGCCAGGTGCGCAGCCTCGCCGAAGTCGAACGCCTTGCTTTCCTTGCGTTCGCCGAAGCGATAGTGCGCCGGGGTGGACGTGTGGATTTTCCACAAGCCCGATTTCGAAACGCCCGGCCCAGCGTGATACGCCTCGTTCGGGATGCCTTGGTAGATGCCGGGCTGGATGTCGGCCCTGACAATCGGAAGGTTCATCGTCGTCTCCTGGTGATGTGCCGCTGTTGCGGACGTTGTGAACATCACAACACTACAGACAACGTTGTGATAGTGTCAACACCAGAATTTCAGAATTTCAGGGAATGACTGCGATGACCGGCGCGGCGGTTTCCAGCATGACTTCGGCGGTGTCGCCGGTCGCGCGCTGGATCGTGGCTTCCCCTGTCTTGCGGGCGCGTGTCAGTCGAACCATTGCCTGCTTCCCGTTGTCGCGGGTGCGGCAGATGGCCATGGTTCCAATGGCATCGTGTTCAACAACCTCTGTCGGCTTAAACAGCACAACGGCATCATCCCAGATCGCAAGCGGGCCGGTGGTGGCCCTGATCTGTGCGGCGATGATCTGGCCATTGCCTGCCCTGGAAATAGCGGCCTGGACCTTTTCGATAATCGCTTGCGGCAGGGGGCGCGGTTCCTTCATCCGCTCCATATGGCCGGTCTGATCGATGGTCGCGGCAAGCATGATGCGGGTGGGCATCCCATCCAGATCGACACTCACGCCCGCGTGTCGCATCACCTCTGCCACGGGAACCCGAAGGAAGTGTGCGATCTGCTTGGCTTCGTCCATCTGCATCTTCCTCTGCCCCGATAGCATTCGCGAAACAGCGGACGCATCTATCCCCATGTCTCGTGCAAGGCCGCGAACGGAAAGGCGCTGATCTTCAAGTCTGGACAGGAACCAGGCTTTATCGACTGTCTGTGTCATGCGCGCCTAGTGTTGCAGAATTTACAACGCCCGACAAGGAATTATGTATCTTTGCATACGGTTTATCTCAAGCCAAGGACACACCTGACAAAAACTTAACCCGGTTGTTGCGGCCTGTTGACGTTGCTGTTCTCACAACGTAGTGTTGCGGAAAGTGCATCACTATGGAGTGCGACGTGAGCGAGATCGTTGAAAAGCAAACGCCGTGGCGGGTCGTGTTCCGAAAGTTCGGGATGACGCAGGCAGAACTGGCGCGTGAGATCGGGGTTGACCGGTCGAAGATCAGCGTGGCGCTGAAGGATGAAGACGGGCTGATCAACGCGCGGGATCAACTGAAGCTGATGAAGGCCGCGCGTCGGGCAGGCATCCCGCTGAAGGCGGCTGATCTGCTGCCGGTGATCTCCCGTGCCTGATCAGCGCCCGCCCCTGACACTGACCGGCCAAGCCGACCTGATCGCATACCTGCTGCGGCGGGCGACGATGGCGGATGGCCGTCCAGCGGGCGAAGCCTGGATGCTGCTGACATCCGAAGAGATGGAAGACCTGAAGCACATCGAAGCGCGGCTGCGGCGGATCGCTCCGCATGAGGCTGCGATCAAGCGGATGGTGGTGGGCGCGCGATGATCTGCCTGCGTCCTGATCAGGAAGACGTTCGGGCGAAGCTGCGCGTGGCGCTGCGGTCTTCGTCTTCGGTCCTGGCATTCGCCCCTACGGGCTTCGGCAAGACGGTGCTGGCCGGTGCGCTGATCAAGCTGCTGTTCGATGCGAAGAAACGGGTGATCTTCGCGGTGCATCGGATCGACCTGATCAAGCAAACCGCTGGCACGTTCGAAAAGCTTGGCATCCCGTTCTCGTATATCGCGGCGGGCTATCACTACAATCCGTATCATCGGGTCTATATCGCGTCGATCCTGACGCTGAAGAACCGCATGGGCAAAATCCCTGCCGATTACATCTTCGTGGATGAAGCGCACCTGTCTGCCGCTGCCGGGTGGGCGGCGGTGGCGAAGCACTACAAGGAAGCCGGGGCGAAGCTGATCGGCCTGACCGGATCGCCCGAACGTCTGGACGGCAAGCCCTTGGGCGATGTCTGGGATCAGATGGTCATGGGTCCGACCGTGCGCTGGCTGATCGACAACGGGCATCTGTCCAGATACCGGGCCTTCGCGCCGAAGGGCCTGGTCGATACCTCGGGCCTGCATACGCGCGGCGGTGAGTTCGTGCAGTCCGAGATCGATGCGCTGATGGAAGGCAAGGCGGTGATCGCGGGCGCGGCGCGGCATTGGCGGGCGAAGGCTGACGGTCTGCGGACCATTGCGTTCTGCCCATCGGTCGCGCGGGCCAAGGAATACGCGGAAGAGTTCACGGCGCTGGGCATTCCCTCGGTCGCGCTGGATGCGGAAACCCCGCAAGAGGAACGGGCGCGGGCGTTCATCGACTTCGCTGACCGCAAGCTGCTGGTGATCTTCAACTGCGCGCTGTTTTGCGAAGGCTTCGACCTTGCCGCACAGGTGAACCGGGATGTCACCATCGAATGCGTGATGCAACTGTCACCGACGCAATCGCTGGCGAAGCACCTGCAACAGTTGGGGCGCGGCCTGCGGAAGAAAGACTATCCAGCGATCCTGCTTGATCTGGTCGGAAACCTGGAACGCCTGGGCCTTCCTGATGATGATCGCGAATGGTCGCTGGAAGGCCGGAAGAAGGTGAAGCGCGAAGTCGAAGCGATCACCTGCGAAGAGTGTTTCGCGACCCATGCGCCTGCGCCGGTCTGCCCTGAATGCGGGTTCCGGTATCCGCGCAAGGAAGCCGCGTTCGGCGGTGGGCGGCAGATCGAAGAGGTCGAAACAGACCTGGAAGAAATCGACATCGAAGCGGTTCGGCGCGCGCGGCAGATCGAACAGGCGAAGGCGAAAACGCTGGAAGACCTGATCAGCCTCGCGACGGCGCGCGGCTACAAGTCGCCCGACAAGTGGGCGGCGCACATCTGGACGGCAAGGCAGGCCAAGGAAGGGATGCGGCAGTATGGCTAAACAGGTTCCCATCGAAGAGATTTACCGACCGATCCCTTGCCCGTGCTGCACTCAGCCGGTGAGCGTTCCCGCGCTGAACGTGGTGATCGATCACTTCAAGGTGACGCCTCTGGAAGCGCGCATCCTCGGCGCGGTGTGGAAGGGCAAGGGTCATCCGGTCCAGACTGAACGCATCTTCGACGCGATGTATGTCGATGATCCTGATGGCGGTCCTACTCCGACAAAGATGTATCTCGCGTTCAAGGTGGCGCTGTGCCACCTGCGGGAAAAGCTGGCCGGTTCTGGGATCGGGATTGAGAATGTAGGGTATCGGCAGGGCTACAGGCTGGTGCTGGGACAGAAATCAGAAGGGAAATGACATGCTGAACCAATGCAATTTCATCGGCAACGTGGGCCGTGATCCTGAGATCAGGACCATGCAGAACGGGGACAAGGTGGCAAACCTGTCCATCGCTGTCAGCGAAACGTGGCGCGATAAGACATCGGGCGAACGCAAGGAAAAAACGACATGGGTTCCTGTCGTGGTCTGGGGGAACTTGGCCGGGATCGTGGATCAGTATGTGTCGAAGGGTTCCAAGATCATGGTGTCGGGGAAGTTTCAGGTTCGCAAATGGCAAGACCAATCCGGCGCTGATCGCTATTCGACCGAGATCGTTTTGCAGGGCTACGATGCCAAGCTGATCCTTCTGAGCGGTCGCCGCGATGATGGCGATGAAGGGTCAAGCGATGCTGATCAGCGTGGCGGCGGACGCAGCGAAGGCAGTTCGCGCCAAGACATGGATGATGAAATCCCGTTCTGAGGTAAGCCATGATCCGCGTCATCGACTATGAAACAACCGGGACCGATGAAGAGGCTGACGCTGAAATCATCGAAGCGGGAAGCTATGATCTGGTGCAGGGCGAAGACGGCGGGCCGTGGCGCGTAACGCGCCCGGTTCGCTGGCTGGTGAAGCCGTCGAAGCCGATCCCGCCCCAGGCGCGCGCGGTGCATCACATATCCGATGCGGACGTGGCCGATGCTCCGGTGCTGCGCGATGTAGTGGATGACTTCCTGGACGGTGCCGACATCTGCGCGGCGCATAATGCGAAGTTCGAACAGCACTTCACGCCCTACAAAAACCTGCGCTGGATATGCACCTACAAAAGCGCGCTGGTGGTCTGGCCGGATGCGCCTGCCCACAATAACCAGGCGCTGCGCTACTGGCTCGGGCTGGATGGGGCTGAAGACTTCGACGCTGATCGGTCGATGCCGTCGCACCGCGCGCTGCCGGATGCCTTCGTGACGGCGCACCTGCTGCGGCGGCTGCTGGCTGAACGCTCGGTCGATGAACTGCTGACGATCTCGCGCTATCCGGCGCTGCTGCGGAAGATGAACTTCGGCAAGCACAAGGGTATGGCGTTCGCCGATGCTCCGACTGACTACCTGGAATGGATCAGGGATAAGTCGGACATGAACGAAGACACGAAGTTCACCGCCAAATACTGGCTTCAGAAGAGGGCGAAGGCGTGAGCGATGAAATCCCCCTGATGCGGGAATTGCAGATCGCGGCATCTGCGATGGGCGCGCGTCTCTTCCGGCAGAATGTCGGCCTGGCCTGGGTCGGGAAAGCTGAACGTGTCCAGCGGGCGCGCGCTGTCCAGGTGCGGCCTGGTGATGTGGTGATCCGCGCGGCGCGACCGTTCAAGGCCGGGATCGCGGGGATGTCGGACTTGGGCGGCTGGGTGCCGGTGACGATCACGCCCGAGATGGTGGGCAAGACAGTGGCGGTCTATGCCCAGGTCGAAGTGAAAGATGGCGCGCGCGCGACCGGCGAACAAGAACGGTGGATCGCGGCTGTGCTAAATGCCGGGGGGCTTGCGGGCATCGCGCGCAACATATCGGACCTAACTGCGATCCTCACCGCAAGGTTTGGGTCAAAGGAATAATTTCACGATCAGCGCAATTTATGGGGTTGCCTTCGCGCGCGTGTAGTGTTGTGAAAAGAGCAACAGGGAACGATGGGGAACGGGATGCTGAAGGTGCTGATTGGCGACTGCATCGAACGGATGAAAGGGATCGAAACAGGGTCTGTGAACTGCTGCGTGACATCTCCGCCATACTTTGGGCTGCGGGATTATGGAATGAACGGCCAGATCGGCCTTGAACGCCGCGCGCCTGAGTATGTTGCAAACCTTGTCTCTGTGTTCTCTGAGGTCGCGCGTGTTCTTCGTGATGATGGCGTTTTGTTTGTCAATATCGGGGATACCTATGCTGGCTTTAAGGATGGGAAATTCCCCCCGCAAAGTTCAAGTAACGGAAATCAGCGCGGGATGCCGGTCGATGGTGCGCCGCACCGCAGCAAGAAACTGCTGCAACTGGACGGCTTCAGGAACAAGGAAGCTATGGGTATTCCGTGGCGGTTTGCTTTTGCGATGCGGGATGCTGGTTGGTATCTGCGTCAAGAAATTATCTGGGAAAAGCCGAACTGCACACCTGAGAAGGTTCGTGACCGCTTTGTGAAGTCTCATGAACACATCTTCATGTTCACCAAGCGGGATCGGTATTGGTTTGACGGCGATGCGGTGAGGGTTCCGGCAGATGGGGGAAAGACAAAGCTGCGCGGCGATGTCTGGACCGTTCCCGTCAGTTCTTACAGTGGCGCACATTTTGCCACGTTTCCGCCTGATCTGATCGAACCTTGCATCATTGCCGGATGTCCAGAAGGTGGAACTGTTCTTGATCCGTTCGGCGGGTCTGGAACGACAGCGGGCGTTGCCCTGAAGCATGGTCGCCGCGCGATCCTTTGCGAACTGAACCCTGAATTTGCGGCGATGGTCGATGATCGCGTTTTTCGTATCTCTGGCGTTGCGATTAACGCAACGCAGCGCGATCTGTTTGGGGGCCGCTAAATGGCTGACATCGACAGGCTGCGGCAGGAAAACCCGCTGCATATCGTTGCCTCTGATTTCGGGGTGCGTCTTGAAAAGGACGGCCATGAATTCATCGCCTGCTGTCCTCTGCATCAGGAAGACACGCCTTCGTTCACGATCTTCCCCGGCAAGGATGGGGTCCAGCGGTTTCACTGCTTCGGCTGCGGGGAAAAGGGCGACGTTCTGGATTTTGTCCAGAAGATGAAAGGCGTCGATCTCAAGGAAGCGATCCGCGTTCTGGGCGGTGAGGTTCGCAAGCCGAACGTCCAGCCGCGCCGGATCGCGGAACCGGTGGACATCTACGCGGGGATCGTGCCGCTGGCTCCTGCCGGTGAGATCAAGGCCGGTCGGCGGGTGAAACTGTGGAACCCGAAGCGCGACAAGTTCGGGACGATCACGCCTTCGATGGCGTTCCCGTATCGCGCGGCGGATGGCAGTCTGATCGGCTACGTCCTGCGCCACGATCTCGACGGTGGCGGCAAGGAAACCCCGATGGTGATGTGGTGTCGCCTGAAGGACGGAACTGAAGAGTGGTGCCGCTATCCGTTTCCGAAGCCGCGCCCGCTGTATGGGCTGGATCGCCTCGCCTCGGGCAAACAGGTGATCATCGCCGAAGGTGAGAAGTGCGCTGACATCGGCGGCGCTGTCACGGGGCGGCTGTTCATGTCGTGGGCGGGCGGAACCTATGGCATCCATCATGCAGACTGGTCGCCGCTGGCTGGCCGGTCGGTGGTGATCTGGCCGGATGCCGATGCACCTGGGCTGAAGACGGCGAACGAGATCGCCGCGATCCTGCACGGGCTGGGCTGCACGGTGAAGGTGATGGACGTGTCGGATCAGCCGAAGGGCTGGGACGTGGCCGATGCCGCTGATCAGGGATGGTCGCGGGATGAGATCGATGCGTTCATGCGCGCGCGTGTGCGGCCTTGGGAACCTGACGGGGGCGATACCCCGCCCGAACCTCCTGCACCGCCTCCTGCGCCCGCTCCTGAAGCGGATGAGGGTATCCCGCCCGGTCCTGAGCATGATCCGGGGCCTGAGCCTGCTGGCGATTGGGTGCCTGATCCCTACGGCGATCTGGGCGAAGTGGAGATGGACAAGTCGGGCGAGTTGATCGAGTTCGACAAGTCGAACCGGCGCGCGGTGCCTGCGTCTGGCAGATCGAAACCCGGCATCCCATACCGCGCATGGGGCGGTGACGCTGACCTGATGCGGGAATGGTCGTTCCTGTCGTCGGAAGGCGTGTTCTGTCACGTCCATACCGGGGATCGTATGGCGCGCGGGCCGTTCGATCTGGTGATGGTGAATGACACTCCGATGATCGAAACAATCGACGGCAAGGGCGAGACGAAAAACGTGCGGTTCCCTCCGTCGAAAACCCTGATCGATTTCTGCGACGGGCTAGTGGCATCTCGGACAATGTATCGGCCTGACGTGGACGCGATGACGGTCTGGGTCGATGGGGTGCTGCACCTGAATTCATATCTGCCTGCATCGGTGCCGGTGGCTGATCCTGGATGGTCGCAACATGACGCTTGGCGGGCGGCGCGGGATCACATCCACAATATCCTGCCCGATGGGGCTGATACGATCATCAAGTGGCTGGCGCACAACGTCCAGCATCCCGGCAAGAAAATCCTGTGGTGTCCGATCTTGGTCGGTCAACAGGGCGACGGGAAAACCACAATCGGGTCGATCTTGCAGCAAGCGATGGGGCGGCGGAACGTGGTCGCGGTCGGGCCGGAAGAACTGTTCTCCGATTTCACAAGCTGGGCTGAAGGCGCGGCGGTGCGGGTGCTGGAAGAACTGCATCAGGACGGGGTGAACAGATCGTCGGTCGTGGAAAAGCTGAAAGCGCCTATCACGAATTCCGAAGTGCCGGTGGTGGGCAAGGGCGAAAAGGGCCGGTCGGTCGTGAACGTGACGAATTACATGGGCCTGACGAATAACATGGACGGTCTGCGGATACCGGAAGGGGATCGGCGGTTTGGCGTCTGGAAAACACGGTTCAAGGATCGCCCGCAGGTGCTGCGGGAACTGACGAAAGAATACTGGCGGCGGCTGCACGATGCCATCGGGAAGCACCCTGAAGTCCTGCGCGGCTGGCTGCTGTCCGTCGATCTGTCTGATTTCGACAGGTTCGATGCGCCGTCGATGACGGATGCGAAAATCGCCATGATCGAAGCGTCACGGTCGCCGCTGTCTGCGGACATTCGTGAGGCTATCGCGCTGGGCGGGCTGGGCGTCGGGCGCGACGTGCTGGTGACTGACATGCTGAACGATCTGGTGAAGACGATGGGCGGTCGGTCTGCCTCGACCACAACGATGTCCAGCATCATGCGGGAAATGGGCTGGCAACGGCTTGAGAAGACCGTGAAGTGGAACGGCAAGCCTCGCCGGGTGTATTACCTGCCGGGGCCGTGGTGCGAAGGGCTGGAAGGCGCTGATCTGGCCACGGTGCTGCGGGAACGGTTGCAGGATACCGAACTGGATGGGCCTGAAATTGATGACAGGCAGGGCGTTCTGGACCCTGCGAATTGGTAGGCGGCGCTGGTTTGCCCGAATTTCACCTGCACGACTATGAAGCCATCGCGGGGCAACAGGTGCCGGTCTTCCCGGTCGATAAGGGCCATGTCTGTCGGCTTCCTCACAGCGTTGGAAGCCTTAAAGGACGCCGCGCGATATTCGGCTGGGTCAACCTTCTTCGCGGAAGGTTGTCGCTCCTAACGAGAGGATGCGACCATGGAAATCTGGAAGGGTAGGGCCAAGCGGATCGAAGACATCGATCTTCCGCGCATCGGCCATATGATCGGCGTCGGCGAAGATGAAATTCATGCGATCCTGGATGTGGAAAGCGCCGGATCGGGGTTTGACAGCAAGGGCCGCGTGAAGATGTTGTTTGAGCCGCATGTGTTCTGGCGGCTGCTCGGCAAGGGGCCGAAGCGCGATGCCGCTGCAAAGCAGGGGCTGGCATATCCGAACTGGCGGCGCGACTATCCCAAAGACAGCTTCCCGCGCCTGATCTCGGCCATGAAGATCGATCCTGAGATTGCGCTGCGATCCGCGTCGTGGGGCCTCGGCCAGATCATGGGGTTCAATCACCAGGCGGCTGGATACGCCTCGGCGGCTGATATGGTGGCCGCGTTCGCCGATGACGAAGATCAGCACCTGACGGCGATGATCCGCTTCATCCAGGCGAACAAGCTGGATGATGAACTGCGCCGTCACGATTGGGCTGGGTTCGCGCGCGGCTACAACGGGCCGGGGTTCGCAAAGAACGGCTACGACAAGAAGATCAAGGCCGCGTTCGACCGGTGGCAGAAGGTGAAGGATACGCCTTGGTCGCCTGAGCCTGCGCGTGGGCCTGTGCGGACGCCTGAAGCCGTTCCGGTGGATATTCCGGCAGTCGGCGGTGGGAAGTCTGGCATCGGGGCGATGGTGGCCGTGGGCGCGGCTGCGCTGGCTGCTGGCCTCGGCGCGTTCTGGGATAAGATCGTTGCGCTGTTTGGGGGTTGACGCCTGCAACGGCTGATGCGATATTCGCAACAGGAAGACGGTGCGCGCATAGAGAGGCTGCGCGGTAAACGAGGGTAAATGAGGAACTAGCGGCCTTCTTCCTACCTCCCTGTTGGACTTAGGGCCTCGCTTCGGCGGGGCCTTTTTTTGAGGGGATGGCGCAAGACACTGGTGCAAACTGGCCAAGCGCGGCTGACGATGCGCGATCCCCTTGCATTGGACCGCATAACTGCGGGAGGTGGGTAGCTGGTGCTACTTGGACGTTCGTGACGTGGCCACGGTAACGGCGTCATCATTTCGGTTCGATCCCGGCGCTTCCCAGGTCCATCCCGCCCATCGATCACCTGTCTGCCTGATGTGGGTGTATCGCTTCAGGCTCTGCCACGACCGATGCCCTGACACTGCCGCGACGTGCGGGATCGTCCAGCCCATTTCGAACAACCGGCTGATGCCTTCGTGCCGAAGATCGTGGAAGTGCAGATCGGCGATCCCCAGCATTTTGCAGGCGCGGGTGAAGTTCGCGCTGATCGTGTCGGCGGCGAACGGAAATATCTCGGCGCGGCGGCGCGGCATCGTCCGGATCACGGCCATCGCCTCGGGCGGCAGATCGCACCAGACATTGTTCCCCTGCTTCTGGCCGGGGTTCTTCATGTCTCGCACCATGACGCGGCTGTGGGCCTCGTCCAGATCGGTCCAGGCGATGCGCGTGATCTCTTCCTGCCGCCTGGTCGAAAACAAGGCGAAGGCTATCACGCGGTCCATCGGCAGGGCCTGGGCGGCGCGTCCCTGGAAATACCTGATCAGCCGGTCGATCTCTTCGACGGTCGGTCGCCGGTCACGCTCCGCGCCTTTGCCGGTCAATCCCAGGCGGCGGCAGACGGCGAACGCTGCCTTCATCTGCTCGGGGTCCAGTTCGAAGCCCCAGGCCGGTCGCGCGACGGCGAAGACTGCCTGAAGGTGCGACAGGTAGTTCGCCACGGTGGCCGGTGATCGGTCCTGGCGAAGCGTCCTGGCGAAGTCGATGATGTCTTGGCTGGTCACGTCCTGGCATCGGCGCTGGGCCACGGGCGTGCGGCCGATCGCGTCAAGCACCTGGGCCTTGGTCCTGCCGATCTGCTTGCGGCTGTCGGTGGTATAACGGGTGATCGCTTCGGCAAGGGTCGCGGTCGCCTTGCTGCGGTCGATCATGCCTGGCTTGGACAGTTCGGCTTCGCGATCCCTGATCCATTCCTTGGCCGCGCGCGACGTTTCGAAGGTCTGGCTTTCCCGGTGGATCACCTGTCTCTTTGATTTCAGGATGATCTTGGCCATATAGGCAATCCCGCCTGACTTTCGGCGGCGGGCGACGATGGTTCCCATGCAGTATCACAAGGCTCCGTTTGTGATCCCGATGTGATACTATGGCCGGGGGTGAAGTCAAGTTTGATGCGGGTTTCTCAACAGGCGTTGCGATTTCTGAAATGCAGCGCAACAGGATTTCAGAATGAATACAGCGGCTGAAGGACTTAGGGCGCAACATCGCTTCAGCGTTGCGCCCATGATGGACACGACAGACTAGGCGAAAAAACCCGCATGAAATAAGGGTTTTCGATTTCTTGTGATACCGGTTGTGATACCGGGATCACCCTGATCTATCAGCCCCCGGCTCATCCCTCACCCCCTTCCAGCGCGCGGAGGATGGCGGGATCATCGACGCAAAGCGCTTCAAGATAGGCCGCGCCCTTGTCTGTGATGCCATACCCTGCGCCGCCCGGATAACCCTCGTCAGACCACAAGCCGCGCATGTAGAAGGCATAGCCGCGATCCGTCAGGCTGCGGCAGATGGCGCGCGCCATGTCTTTGGTGATTTCATCGGTAACAAAGCACCGCAGATGAAAGGCGTATTCTGTGCGCCCGTAGCCATATCCACGGCATTCTTCCATGTGCTGCAAAACATGGCGGTCAAGGATGCGCTGCGCCTCTATCAGCCCCCGGATCGTCATGGCTTGCCTCCCGCGCGGATGGCGGCGGCGCGGAAAGCCTCAAGGCGTTGCTGCGCGTCTGATAGCTTCTTCCCCGTGTCCGGCTCGATGAAAACGTCTTTGTCCGCTCCGATGGCGTGTTGGATCATGGCGATGCACGATGCCAGATCGTCGGCAAGCGCCTGCACCTCTGGCAGCGCGGCGAGAACGGCGGGGTCGCGGCGGACGTATTCGGTCAGCGGCTTGCCCCGGTCAGAAAACCATTTGGCGTCATGGTCTGTGTGCTCCCAGCCCGTTTCGGTTGTCGGGCGGCTGTCCCGATCAGTCGTGTCAAGCGACCAAGCCCAGATGTGATCCACCCCGCTCATTTCGCGCCTCCACGGATGGCGGCAAGGGCGGCGTCTCTCATGGCGTCCAGCCCTTCGGTGTATCCGCGCCAACGCTCCATGTTCGCAAACTGCGCAGGCGTCATAGACAGGCGCGAGTGTTCCGCCTTCACCATCGCCTGCACCGCGTCAGGGGCGGGGGCATGTTTGAAAGCGTTCTCTGGCACGTTTCGCAGGCTGGCGCAGAACGCGTCATTGCCTTTCCATGCGGGCGCGTCAGGGGCAATATGCACTTTTTGCAAATTGCTCGGCGCGTCAGGCTGGGCGGGGGGGAGGGCGGCGCGAAACTTCACGCTTGCGGCCATAAGCAATGCGGTTTCGATCATCCCGCGCGGCACACCCAAGTCGATTTCGCAGCTTTCGCCGGATGCGGACAGGCGCAGGCAATACCTTCCCGCATCGTCTGGCCCTTGCACCTGCATGGATACACCGCTCGTTTTTACGTGGATCATGTCACCCATTGGTGTCTCCTTCTGTCAGGGCGGCGCGGGCTTTGGTGGCGCGTTCTACTGCCATACGTGCAATGTTGGCTGCTACCTTCGGGTCGTCGCTGTAGCCCATCACGGCAATAAGGCTAAGTTCCTCGCTTGCCTGCGCCACCTTGGCCTCAGCGGCTTCTAGGGCGGCTGACACACTGCGCAGGGTGCCAAGCGTTGCCTCGCGCAGCTTGTCCTGCTGCCGGGCGGCGGACAGCGCCTCATCCCGCTCCGCCGTCAGTTCCGCCACCTGCGCGGCGAGGGCGGCGGCTTCGGCGCTCAGGGCGGTGAGGGCGGCGGCGGCTTCCGGCACCCATGCGCGGGCGAAGGCGATGAAGCTGGCGTTTGCCTGACCGTCATCCTTGCGAACCCAGTTGCCGTCCTCCCAATGCAACTCTGCGCTTGTCTCTGCGATTGGGCGAAAGAACATATCAAACGGGATCGGCTTAACCCTTGTGCCGTCACCGCAAACAGCCCAAGGGCCTTCCGTCACGCCTTGCAGCGCCTGTGCAGCCTCGGCGGCGAGGGGGTGGGTCATGGTCATCTGCGCCTCCACAGATCAGGACGCAAATAGATGCCGTCCGCGCGTTCTTGGATCAGTTCAGCCGCCACCATATCGCGGCGGACCATTGGGCCAACCGGTTCCCAATCTTCATCGAAAGCGGATACCGAAAGCGGCTCCTTTCCTGTGTTGTTGATATAGTCGATGTATTGGGCAAATTTGGTTTCAGGTTTCATCACATCATCCCATCTTGATAAATCACGCCCGTCTCGGCCACGGCGGCGGAAGCCCACACCAGCACGGCCACGGCGAATAGCTGCGGCGCGCGGGTCATGGCTTGGCGTCCAGCTTGGCGATGACGGCGCGGGCGGTCATGCAGTCAGCCAGCGTCAGAAGGAGTTTCCCGCCGCGCCCTTGATATAGTTCGATCTGATCATGCGGCGTTTCATTAGTGCCGTATGCCCAATGCTTGCGCGCCTCGTCGTCCAGTTCGTTTTTATCAAAAGCGTCTGCAATGACCGCCAAAGGCCGCAGCGCCTCCACCAGTTCCCCCATCGCGGGGGCGGGCGTGTCGAGGGCGGCGAGGATGCGGGCTTCGTAGTCGGCTTGCGCGGCGGCTTTGGCTTCGTCCTTGGTGTGGTAAAATCCGTCAACCCCAGCGAAGCCCCATTTCTGCTGCGAACCCCACCAAGCCTTGAAAACGAAATAGTGTTTGCCCATTCCGGTATCTGCGGTCCATTTGGGATAGTTGGGGTCGCGGTCAGGTTCTTCTTCCCACTCCAGCGGCTTCACCCGCACCCCCGGCGCAACGGCTGGGAGGGCGGCAAGGCACACAAACTCGGACAATGAAGTTTCGTGAGACATCTGCGCCGCATCTTTGGCAACATCGACGGATGAGGCGTCATGCCATTCGCCCATGTATCGGGACTGCCAGCGCACCGCCCCGGTCACGTCGGTTTGAATGCGATAGACTGAGCCTGCGCCGGAAGCCTCAAGCGTTCTGTCGCTGATCTGCTCCCACACCAGCGGCTTCACCCGCACCCCCGGCGCAACTGCGGGAAGGGCGGCGATGGCCTGATGCAGTTCTTGGATTGCCATCCACGCGCCGCAAGGGTTCGCCTCAACGTCCATTTGCGTGTCAAATTCTTCGGCCAGCGTTGTCGCCCGCCGGATCAGATCATCCGCGCTCATTGCCCCGCCCCCCACGGCAGAACAAACAGGACGAAAAACAGACCGGCTAGGGCCACGGCTCCGATCACGTCATCCAGTTCGATCTTCGGCAGGATCTTCGGCTGGGGCCGGATCAGGGCGCGGGACAGGAATTCGTCGGGGTCCATCGGTATCTCCATGCTGGCACTCGGGATGTCGGCCCGCGCGGGGCCGATCACCGGAATGTCAGGCGGCTATGAACGCGCCGATCTGTTCGCGATACCTTGCCTCTGCATCTGCCGCGTCGGCATATGCAGCCCAGATTTCAGGCGTGTGTGTCGCGCGGGGGTCGGCGGTCACTCGGGGATCATTCATCAGCGCGCGGTATGCCTTGCGTTCGGCATTTTTCAAGGCGTCAAGATGGGCGCGCTGATCGGCGGGAAGCTTGGCTTCGATCATCTTCAGGCGGGCGGTGCGGGTCATCTCAAGTTCTCCTATCGGCGCGTTGTCGATTTCACAACATTATCCGCATATATTCCTACGGTCAATGGGTTTTTTATTCGGCCTTCATCATCGCCGCGATCTGCTCTTTCGACACTCGCAGCGCCATCGCTGCCGCCCTGCGTGACGGATACTGAACCCCGTCGATCTCGACCGGCAGGGCTATCCTGCGGCCACGGGGCGACAGTCCTACGCGGTCCTGGGTGCCTGCCTCAAGGGCCTTCTGGACGGTCGTGTAGTGAACGCCTAGCGCGGCGGCTGCGGCCCTCTGCGACGGATACAGGACGCCACGGATTAGGGTCGGGACAGGATCGAACATTCAAATATCCTCGCCTGCGATCCGCGCCGTGTTTACCTCGGCTGGGCTGATCCCAGAAAACCTGAGTAAATACCCATCGTCCACCTTCACGGATTTAACTGCCAGCGTTCCCGGCCTATTTCGTTTCCAGTTGGCAAACGCGCTCATGTAATAAACCCGCGCCTGTGCCGTGCGGACTTTCAGGACATCGCCCGCGCGGCGTTTGTGGAATTCGTATTTAATCTTCGGGCGGCGTTTCCGATCCCCCTCACTCATCGAATTCTCCATCTCCATAATCGTCATCGCCCCAATCCTTAAACTCCCCGGCGTCTTCGTTTTCCTGATACCCAGCATGGTATTCCGCGATCTCTTCTGGCGTCAGGTCTGTGATCTCTTGCCGCCCGATACCGTCCAGCCATTTGTGCGGGCGCGGGACGCGGTGGTAATAGCTGTCTGCCCTGCCACGATCTCGCGGCGATCCGTGGGGTGGCAGGGCGGCGGGGGTGCAGGTCACGATTTTCCCCCTCTCTCAATCTGGATCGGCGCGTCTTCTTCTCGGTCAAACGGCCATTCGTCGCCATAGATTACGACCAGCCATCCATCAATGCCGGATACGCTCTTTCCGCGAACGACAGACGTTCTCAGGTTCAATCCCTTCCTTCTGATCTTCGTTGATGCTGCGCCTCTGCATATATCGACCTCCTTTCTGGATGTGCAGAACATCAAGACACCAGGGCGCAAGTCCTGCATGGACACGCAGTTCTCGACTGTCATGCGGGGATAATTGTCGGCCATCTCAGATGTCCCCCGGTGCGTCGCACTTCTCAGCCGTCTTCAGTGCGTCATGCGACTTCGACTTGAACCATATCCGGTATCCCGGCCCCTTGGGGTCTTCCTCGCCAACCTGCGCGCTGGTGGCATAAGCCCCATCCCTGCGCGGGGTCAGCTTCTTTTCGACACCCCGAAGCACCCAGTAGCGGAACGCTGCCAGCACCCGGCATCGCTCGTCGTGCGTCTTCACATGCAGGCTTGCCCCTGGGCGTATCTTGTCGAAGTCATATCGGGCGCGCGCCTTCTTGTGATCCTCTGCTACGTCATATTCAAAATCCATGTTGACCTCATGTGTTGCGATACCAGCAACATCACCGCAACACGGCCTTTAGTCAATACGGTATCTGCATAAACGCTTCAGTTTTTAGGGTAACAAGCTGAAGTTAAAGCGTTCAAAGTCAAGCGGAAGCAAGAGATAACTTTAGAATTGTGGAGTAACAGGTCAGACTTTGTGTAGAAACCCATTTTTCTCTTTGTTTTCTTATACTTAGATATAAAGGGAATGTTAGAGATAGGGTAGGGGGTTCAATGAGAGAAGTAAGAGAGATAAAAAAGAAGGGGGAGAGAGACAATACTACAGTGGAGTAGGAATGGCCTCTCTAACATTCCCTTTTTTTGTAAGGCCAAAACTGAACCGTTCAGTTCAAATGTGGCGATCTCAGCAACACGCCCCCAAATTCCATCAGACAACCTTCAGGCATGTATTCCTTGGCCGATCTGAAGAGGCTGGGAAGATGTCCGATAACCTAACGCCTTTGCAGGCGCGCTTTGTCGAAGAATACCTGATCGACCTGAACGCAACTCAGGCCGCGAAACGCGCTGGATCGAAGGCGAAGAACCTGACGGTCGCAGGCGCGGAGTTCCTTGCTAATCCTAACATCCAGGCCGCTATCGATCAGGCCAAGCTGGAACGGTCGAAGGAAACGAAGATCGATGCCGCCTGGGTGCTTACGCGCCTGGCCGAAGAGGCAACGGCAGACGTGGGCGATCTGTATCATGCGGATGGTCATCTGAAGCCGATCAATGAGTGGCCGAAGATTTGGCGGCAGGGTCTGGTTGCAGGGATCGATGTGGAGGAAATCCAGGTCGAAGGCGTGAAGATGGGCGAGATCAAGAAAATCCGCCTATCCGACCGCATCCGTCGCCTGGAACTGATCGGCAAGCATGTGAAGGTGAACGCCTTTCAGGAAGTGGTGCAGCACAAGGGGCTGGAAGGTCTGGCTGATCGGCTGGCGCGGGCGAAAAAACGGTCGCCGGAATGAACGCCCATAACCGGATCGATCCCGAACAAGAGATCATCGAACTGGCTGCGGAATGCCAATTCGATCCGCTGCGCTGGTCGCATATCGCATGGGATTGGGGATATGGCGAACTGTCGGATTATGACGGGCCGCGCGAATGGCAGGAAGACATCTTCCAAATAATCCGCGATCACCTGGCCAATCCTGAAACTCGGTATCAGCCATTGCAGATCGCGGTGGCATCTGGCCACGGGATCGGGAAATCCGCTTCAATGGGAATGCTGTCCAATTGGGCGATGTCGTGCTGGGATGATGCGAAGATCGTCACCACGGCAAACACCGATGGCCAGTTGAAAACAAAGACCGGCCCTGAAATCGGCAAATGGTTCCGAACGTCGATCACGTCGCATTGGTTCGATGTCCAGACGACATCGATAAAATCGCGCGATCCGTCCAGATCGGAAAGCTGGCGGCAGGATTTCATTCCGTGGTCGGAACACAACACCGAAGCCTTTGCCGGTCTGCACAATAAGGGCAAGATCATCGTCCTGGAATTCGATGAGGCATCGAAGATCGCCGATAAGGTCTGGGAAGTCGCTGAAGGCGCGATGACCGACGAAGGCACGGTGATCATCTGGATCGTCTATGGAAACCCGACGCGCAACAGCGGGCGGTTCCGCGAATGCTTCCGTCGCTTCCGTCATCGCTGGATCGGTCGGCAGATCGACAGCCGAACCGTGCCAGGCACGAACAAGACCTTCCTTCAGCGCCTGGTCGATGACCACGGCGAAGACAGCGACATCGTTAAAGTCCGCGTTCGCGGCCAATTCCCGAGCCAATCCGCCATGCAGTTCATCAGCGCCGAAGATGCCGACAACGCCCGCAACCGTCACCTGAAGCCGGGGCAATTCAGCTTCGCGCCGAAGATCATCGGCGTCGATCCTGCATGGACAGGCGATGACAGCCTGGAAATCGTGCTGCGGCAGGGGCTGATGTCGAAGTCACTGGCAAGCCTGCCGCGCAACGACAACGATGTTCAGGTGGCGAACCTGATCGCGCGGCTGGAAGATGAGCATCAGGCCGATGCCGTCTTCATCGACGCGGGCTATGGCACGGGCATCAAGTCTGCTGGCGATGTCATGGGCAGGACGTGGCGGCTGATCTGGTTCAGCGGGAAGCCCATCGATCCCGGCTATTTCAACAAGCGGGCTGAGATGTGGGGGACGATGAAGCGGTGGCTGAAGGATGGCGGTGCCATCGATCCCGCCGATGAAGCCCTGTATCAAGACCTGATTGGGCCGGAAACCGTCGCGCGGCTGGACGGGAAAATCCTTCTGGAAAGCAAAGAGGACATGAAGGATCGCGGCCTGCCTTCGCCAAACAAGGGCGATGCGCTGGCGCTGACGTTCGCTGAACCGGTTGCGAAGAAACAGCATTACGCCTCGGTTCATGGCGGCAACCATCATCAGGCACAAGTCGATTACAACCCGCTGGGATAGGCAGATGCTTGGACGGATTTCATACTGGATCGTCACCACGTTCGGCAGTGCGCCCTTCGCGCTGCTGATCGTTCTCGCCTTCGCCCTCGCAATCCTCTCCAACTTCTGGTGATCCCTATGTGCACGATGCGCCAACCGAAGATGCCTGATCCGCCTGCGCCGCCTGAGATCGTGCCGCCTACCCAGATGGCCGCGCCTCAGACGCCTGAAGCTGCGTCTCGCACGGCTGGCAGTCAACAGCGCAACCGGATGCGGTCTGCCGCTTCGACCGTGCTGACCTCTGGCAGTGGTGTTCTCGACACCGCGCCGACTGACAAGAAAACACTGCTCGGTGCCTGATATGCAAACCAACGCCCCGGCGAATGAAAAGCAGGTGCAGTATCACCGCCGCCGCCTTGAAGAACTCAAGTCGGTTCGTTCGCCGTGGGAAGCGACGTGGCAGGGTCTGGCCGATCACATTGAACCGACGCGCCTGCGGTTGCAGTCGCAGAACGAAGGGCCGATCTCGCGCGCGAAAATTCTGGACAGTAGCGCGACCTTCGCCCTGAAGACGCTGGCATCGGGGATGCACTCAGGCATCACATCGCCCGCGCGGCCTTGGTTCCGCCTGACCACGTTCGACCCTGACCTGAAGGATTACGGTCCGGTGAAAACGTGGCTGTCTGCCGTCGAACAGCGGATGCGCGAAGTCTATCAGAAGTCGAATGTGTATCCCTCGTTCCACACGGGTTATGGCGATCTTGGCCAGTTCGGGCAGTCTTGCGGCATCCTGTCGGAAGACACGGATACGGTGGTGCGGATGCAGCAACTGCTTCATGGCCGGTTCTGGATAGCCCGCGATGAGAAGGGCCGCACCACGACGCTGTATCGGCAGTTCAAGTGGTCGGTGCAGCGTATCGTGAACCGGTTCGGGTATGACGCCTGTTCGAAGGCGGTGAAGGATCAGTGGGATCGCGGGAACTACGGCAAGACGTTCGACATCTGCCACGCGATTGAACCGCGCCTGTCGCGTGAGCCTGGCCGGATCGACAAGCGGAACAAACCGTTCCTGTCGAACTATTGGGAACACAACCACGCGAATGATGATCGCCTGCTGGAAGAAAGCGGGTTCGATGAAAACCCGATCATCGCGCCGGGGTGGGAAATCGCGGGCGATGATGACTATGCGAACTCGCCGGGGCAGATCGCGCTGGGCGATGTGAAGATGCTTCAGGTGGAACAGACGCGGAAGCTGGAAGGCATCGACAAGATCGTTCGCCCGCCCATGACTGGCCCCACGTCGATGCGGAACAACCCGACATCGCTGCTTCCCGGTGCTGTGACCTACGTCGATGATCCGACTGGCAAGGGGTTCCGTCCTGCTATGGAAGTGAACCTGCGGCTGTCGGAACTGGCTGCTGACATCCGCGAAACGCAGGAACGGATCAACCGCGCGTTCTATGCCGACCTGTTCCTGATGATCAGTCAGATGGAAGGCATCCAGCCGCGCAATCAATTCGAGATCGCCGAACGCAAGGAAGAAAAGCTTCTTGCCTTGGGGCCGGTGCTGGAAAACGTGTATGGTGGCCAGCTTGGGCCAGTGATCGACCGGACGTTCAACATCCTGGAACGTCGCCGCGAATTGCCGCCGCCGCCGCCTGAACTGGAAGGCGTTGATCTTCAGATCGAATACATCTCCATCCTCGCGCAAGCCCAGAAGGCCGTGGCGACGGGCGCTGTCGAACGGGTGACGGCATACATCGGCAACCTCGCTGCGGTGAAGCCTGACGTGCTGGACAAGTTCGATGCTGATGAAGCGGTCGATCAGTATGCCGACATGGTGGGTGCGCCTCCGTCGATCATCGTGCCTGATGACAAGGTGAAGGCTGCGCGTGACGCCCGCGCCCAGCGTCAACAGGCGATGGAACAGGCAGAGATGGCCGCGACCGTCGCGCCTGCTGCGAAAGCCGGGGCTGAAGCTGCTGCTGTGATGGCCGATGCACGGAACGCGCCGGGCGGCTCGTCGCTGCTGCAAACCTTGGGGATCAGCGGATGACGGGCGAAGAACAGAAGCGAGAATGGCAGGACACGCTTGATGCGTTCAAGGCCGTGCTGACCACACCGCAAGGCAAGCGTGTGCTGTTCTGGGTGCTGGAACAGGCGGCGATCTACCGCGATGCGTTCACGGGTGACAGGTCGGCAACTGATTATGTGCTTGGTCAACAGGCGATTGGTCGGCGGCTGATCGGTGTGCTGGATGAGATCGATCCTCGCACCTATCCGCGCCTGCTGTTGGACATGGCCGATCTGAAGGCAATGGAACGCGCTGCAATGGCGCAAGATGAGGAAGACGATGATGAAGCGTAACTGGATGATCTCGCCTGTCTGGAATGCTGAAGGTGGCGCTGGTGGCGCTGCTGATCCCGCGCCTGCGCCTGATGCTGGGTCTGTGCTGTTCCCGAACGACAAGCCCGCCGATCCGCCTGCCGATCCTGCTGCTGCGCCCGCTGCTGGCGAGTGGAAGGAATATCAGGACGATCCTGCAAAATCGGCTGAAGAGAACGCGGCTGCGAAGGCCGAACATGACAAGACCAAGCCCGCGCCCGCCGATGATCCGGCTGCGAAGGTTCCCGAAGACGGGAAGTATGATCTGAAGATGCCTGATGGTGTCGAACTCGATACCGAACTGGCCGAAGCCCTTGGGCCTGAATTCAAGGAACTCGGCCTGACACATGCCCAAGCGCAGAAGCTGGTGGACAAATACATCGGCATTCAACAGGCGCGGGCTGGAAAACAATCCGACGACTTCGGGAAGATCGTGGAAGGCTGGGCCGATACCGCGAAGAAAGACCCTGAGATCGGCGGCGATAAATGGGATGGGTCGGTTCTGGCCGCGCGGCGCGCTGTGGATCGTCTCGGAACGCCTGCGCTGAAGGAATATCTGAATGCGAGTGGTGGCGGCAACCATCCTGAACTTATCCGTTTCATGGCAAAGGCCGGGGCCATGATCGCGGAAGACAACCCGGCAAGCGGTGGGGCAGGTGGGGCGGGCAAACCCGCTGAAGCTGCTTACACCTTGTTCCCGTCTGACGCACCGAAAGGTTAAAATACATGCCCATCATCGGCCAAACTTTCCCGCAACTGATCGATGCTCATCGGGCCTCTGGCCCTGGGCAGGTGATCGAACTTCTCGCTCAGGACAACCCGATCCTGGATGACGCCATTGCGCGCGCTTGCAACATGGGCGCGACTGAACGCACCATGATCCGCACGGGCCTGCCGACTGCCACTTGGGGCCGTCTCTATCAGGGCGTTCCGCAGTCGAAGACCACGATGCAGCAGGTTGACGACACGACCGGCTTCCTTGAAGCTCGTTCGTCCATCGACACGCGCGTGCTGAAGCTGGCAAAAGACCCTGCGAAACAGCGCCTGATCGACAGCGCGCCGTTCTTCGAAACCATGAACCAGGAAATGGCCACGGGCATTTTCTATCACGACATCGCCACCACGCCCGAACGCTTCAAGGGCCTCGGCGCGCGCTATGACGCCTACTATACCGGCGTGAAGGCCGGTGCGCCTCGCCGCGCTGATGTGCAGGTTGTGGACGGCGGCGGTCGCGGTTCTGACAATACGTCGATCTGGTTCGTGACTTGGGGCGATCATGCGACCTCGCTGATCTATCCTGAAGGCACCACGGCTGGCGTGACCATGATTGACAAGGGCGAAGAGCCTGTTCTGGATGCCGCTGGCAACACCTATTACGCGAAGGTCGCCACCTATGAGTGGCACATGGGCGTGACGGTCAAAGACTGGCGCTACAATGCCCGTGTGGCAAACATCGACGTGTCCGACATGCTGGCTGGCAACGTCGATCTGTGGGCGCTGATGCGTGATGCTTACTACCGTCTGCGTTCCCGTCGCCGCGACGGTCTGGCAAGCCGGATCGCCATCTACATGAACACCGATGTCATGCAGGTGCTGGAAGCGCAGTCCACTGACCGGGCGCTGACCTCGGCGCGTCAGAACACGGTGTCGCTGTCCAAGGCCACGGTCGAAGGCAAGGAAGTGAATATGTATCGCGGCATCCCGATCCGCGAAACTGATGCGCTTCTGAACACCGAAGCCGCGCTTCCCGCGATGGTCTGATCTGAATAGGGGCGGCTTTGGTCGCCCCTTCCAACCCGACTGATGCTGTGCATCGCCTCCAACTCTGAAAGGTCATCCCATGATCCTCGACCGTCAAACCCTGATGTCCGACCGGCAGGCGATCACCGCCACGGCTGGTTCCACCGATCAGATCGATCTGTCGCCGCGCGCCTCGGGCCTCGTTCGCGACATCGGTCCTGGCAGCAACCTGCCGATTGCCGTCCAGGTTGTCGAAAACTTCAACAACCTGACTTCGCTGACCGTCTCGCTTCAGGTCGATGAAGACAGCGCCTTTGGTTCGCCGAAGACCGTGGCCGTCACGCCCGCGATCCCGCTGGCGCAACTGGTGGCGGGCTACAGCTTCCCGTCGATTGATTACATTCCGCGCGGGACCGATGAACGCTATATGCGTTTGCTCTACACGGTCGCTGGCACTGCTCCGACGCTGGGCCGTATCACCGCTGGCATCTCTCTGACCGGGCCGCATTCGAATGGCTAAGGTGATCGCAACGCAACGCGGATACTTCGGCAAGGCGCTTCGCGACATCGGGGACGTGTTTGACGTTCCCGATGAGATCATGGCCGATGAACGCCTGCGCCCGTCTTGGGTGGAGATCGTCGGCAAGGCCACTGCGGAACCAGATGCTGCTGAACCGGAAAAGCCTGCGAAGGCAAAGCCGGGGCCGAAGGCAAAGCCTGCTCCGTTCGCTGATGCGCCTGAACCGGTTCGGGTGCAGAACGAGATCAACAACGCTCTCGGCACGGCTGAACCTGATTGGGTCGCGCCTGCCGGTGGCGACATCTGAAACGGCGGGGCGGCTTCGGTCGCCCTGCTTTTCACAGGAGCGTGACACATGGGTTTCCCCATCACTAATCGCCCGGTCACGGGCAGCATCACGGCGAACGCGCAGACTTTTGTCGTTTCCGTGCTTCAGGCGAACTTCGCTCTGGTGCAGATGGTTGCCGCTGGCCTTAACGGTCATACCTGCGCAATCGAAGGCAGCATTGACAGCACGACCGGGGCCGATGGCAACTGGTTCGGCATTTCGGCTTCTCGGTCGAACGCGCCCGGAGTTATCGAACAGGCCATTGGCGCTTTGTCCGCTACCCCTGGATATTTCTGGCGTATCAACTGCGCCGGTATGAAATACATCCGCTTTCGCGCTACAGCGCACACGAGCGGCACGGCGGCTTACACTGCCTATACTCTTGAAGATGAGATCGATGTTTTGGTTGGCGGCATTGTGTCTCTAGCCGCTGGCTCTGCCTTGGTTGGGCAGATTTTCAATGCCGACAACATCTTCTGGAACGAAAGCGTTACCGCTCAGGCTGCGGCTGCGACCGTTACCGGGACTGCGCGTGATGTCGGCATGTCTGCTGGTGCGGCGCATCGGTATGCGGCCTTCAACGCCTTCGCCTTCGCCGATCAGGCCGGGACACTCCGCATTGAAATTTCGACCGATAACGTCACCTGGCGGCGCGCGTCTGCCGATGTGGCGGTGGCTGCGAACGCCCCTGTGCACATGTCCGTGCCTGTCACGGCGCGCTGGTATCGGGCGGTCTATGTCAACGGCGCGACCCTTCAGGGCGCGTTCATGCTTAACACCTCGTTCACGGTGTCATGATGATCAGGAATGTTGTGAGAACTCAGATCGTGGCTGTCGTGCTGGTTCCGACTTCGGTCTGGCGCGGCAGGCGGTAATTCGACAACCGCAACCTTCTGAACTGAATGATCCCGTCTGAACGCTCAGGCGGGATTTTCATTTAGGGTGTGCAATGGCCTCTGTCGTATCGATCTGCAACCTCGCACTGTCGAACATCGGGAAAGACAACATCCAAGCCCTGACCGATGCCGGGGCCGAAGCCCGTGCCTGTTCGCAGTTCTATGAACACACGCGCGACATTCTGCTTCAGGGCTATCCGTGGCGGTTTGCGGGGGCGACGGTATCGCTGGCCCAGATCACGAATGACAGGATCGGCCAGTGGTCCTATGCCTATGCGCGGCCTGCCGACTGCATGAAGGTGCGCTGGCTGCGGCCTCAGTATTCCGAAAACGATCCGGCGCTGTCGTTGCAGGATGAACTGGCGATCCCGTATGAGATCGAAGGTCAAACGATCTACTGCAACCTGTCGCCCGCGTTCCTGCGATACACGTCGCAGGTGGATGATCCGACGAAGTTCCCGCCTATGTTTATCGAAGCCTTGGCTTGGCATCTATCGGTGCGGCTGGCCATGCCTCTGACGCGCGATCCCAAGGTGCGGGCCGAAGCCTACCAGATGGCCACGATGGCTACGGGGCAGGCTCAGATGATGGACGCGAATGAGGCGCGGGAAACATCCGACCACGAAAGCGTGTTTGCCAAGGCGCGGGCTGAAGCTGGCGGGGTGATCGGCTGATGTCTGATTTGGTGATGTTGAACCCGCATGAGCGAATGACTGCCGAAGAATGCCTGTCGCATTGCGCGCTGGATCACGCGAATTTTCAGGACGTGATGGTGATCGGATATGATCAGGATGGCGGGCTTATCGTTCGATCCTCTGCGATGTCTCGCAAGGATGCCGCATGGATGCTTCTCGCGGCGCTGGATCACGCTCGGGGGATTTTGTGATGTCTGATTTGCGCGCCTATCAACCGTCATTCACTGGCGGCGTCCTGTCGCCTTCGCTGTGGTCGCGCGTCGATCTGGCGAAGTATTCATCCGGCCTGAAGACGGCGGTGAACCTGTTCATCCATCCCCACGGCGGCGCGTCGAACCGTGCCGGTCTGGAATTCATTCGGGAAGTGAAGACAAGCGCGGCGAAGACAAGGCTGATCCCGTTCCAGTTCAGCACCGAACAGTCCTACATCCTCGAATTCGGCGGCAGTTACATGCGCGTGTTCAAGAACGGCGCGCTGGTGCTGTCTGGCGCGTCTCCCTATGAACTGGTGACGCCATACACGGCGGCGGCGGCTGACAGCCTGACATTCATCCAGGAAGCGGATGTGATGTATCTCTGCCATGAGGACTATCCGGTTCAGAAACTGTCGCGCCTTGCGGATAACAACTGGACGATCTCGGCGGTTACGTTTGCGCCGAAGATCGCCGCGCCGGGATCGGTGGCCGCGAATGCGCGGTGGAAGTTCCGCACTGGATCGACCACGACCTTCGGGTTCCGGGTGTCGGCTGTGTCTGCTGCTGGCGGGGAAAGCGCGGCGTCTGGTCAGGTGTCGGTGTCGTTCCAGTGGGAAAATTTCGACGGGCGGTTCATCCGCATATCGTGGAACCCCGTCGCGGGCGCGGTGTCGTATCGGGTCTATCGGTCGGACGCCTCGACCGGGATCGTGGCGATCACGACCGCGACATCCGCTGACATGCCGGTGAACGGTGGCGGTATCTTCACGGGCGACGGCACGGCAATCCCCGGCGCTGCGTCTGGCTCGTCGCCGCCTGCAACCCCAACCGGCGTAACGACCTCCGTCCAGTTTGGCCGGTCCTATTCGTATGTCGTCGCGGCTGTGTCTGACGCGACCGGCGAAGAAAGCCTGCCGTCTACGCCTGCGACCGTCTCGAACGATATGTCCATCAAGGGGAACATCAACACGATCACTTGGGCGGCTGTGGCTGGTGCCTCGGAATACAACATCTATCGCAAGGAAAACGGTTCCTATGGATACATTGGCCGGTCTGATGGTCTGTCTTTCGTGGATGAGAATGTCACTTCTGACATCTCGACCGGGCCACAGGACGGGTTCAATCCCTTTGTGGGCGCTGGGAATTATCCGCGATGCGCGACCTTCTTCGAGCAAAGGCTGTGCTTTGCCTCCACGAAGAATGAGCCTCAAGGCGTGTGGATGTCTCAGTCGGCGTCATATGAGAACTTCGGGTCGGCGTCTCCTGCGAAAGACAGTGACGCGATCATCTTCAGGATCAAGGCGAAACAGGTAAATCAGATCAGATCGATGATTGCCTCTCGCGGGCTGATGGTCCTGACCTCCGGGGCTGAATGGGTGGTTTCTGGCGACGGGCAGGGATCGCCGATTACTCCGACGCAGATCAACGTGAAAAATCAGGGGTATCGCGGTTCCTCGGATGTGCAGCCGATTTCGGTCGGTGAAACGGTGATGTTCGCTCAGGCGCGCGGCGGGGTAGTGCGGGATTTCTCCTATGAATTTGCGAATGACGGGTTTACGGGGAAAGACCTGACGATCCTCGCGCGGTCTCTGTTCGAAGAGCGGTCAATCGTGGCTTGGGCCTATGCTCAGGCTCCGCATTCGATGGTCTGGGTGGTGCTGGATAGCGGGCGGCTGGTGTCCCTGACCTACATGCGGGAACATGAAATCTGGGCTTGGACAGAGCACGAAAGTCACAACGCGCATTTCGAAGATGTGACGGTGATTGCCGAAGGGACGGAAGACGTTCCATATTTTGTCGTGCGGCGGCATATCGATGGCGCACAGCGGCGATACATCGAACGGCTGCATACTCGCGTGATGACCGATGTATCGGATGCGTTTTTCGTCGATAGCGGCCTGACCTATACCGGCGCGGCGGCAACGGTGATCTCTGGCCTTGGGCATCTGGAAGGCAAGCATGTGGTGGCGCTGGCCGATGGCAACGTGGTGCGCGGCCTGACGGTCACGGGCGGGTCTGTGACGCTGCCGAACGCTGCGACGAAGGCTCACATCGGCCTGCACATGACGGCATCTCTGGAAACGCTTGATCTGGACCTTGGCCAAGTGCGCGGCCTCGGCACGGTGCAGGGGCGGATGAAGTCGGTTTCAGAAGTCACGCTGCGGGTCGAAGAAACGCGCGGCATCTGGATCGGGCCGGATGACGGGACGCGGGATAGCGGCAAGCTGGTGGAGTATAAACAGCGCGCGACCGAAGCATGGGATGAGGCGATCCAGCTATACACGGGCGACATCTCCATCACCCCACATTGGGATTGGAACAGCGCGGGGCGGGTTTGGGTGAAGCAATTCGATCCCCTGCCGATGACTGTGCTGGCGATCATGCCGGATGTGACGCTTGGCCAGTGACATCCAGATTATACCAACGCGGGCTTGGCATCTTCGCAGGGTTGCGGCTGTCATGCGGCAGGCAGACAAGGATGAGGTTATCGCCGCCACTGGCCGGTCGCCGCTCTGGGGGCTGGTGCATTCATACAAGCGGTCTGCGATCTGCATGACGGTGTTGATCGACGGGCAACCGGAAATGATCTTCGGCGCGGGCGATCTGTCTGTGTTGACGGGCATGGGTGCGCCGTGGCTTCTGGCATCGGATCGGGCTGTGTCCTGCCGCGTTGAATTCCTTCGCGGGTCGGTCCATTGGCGTGATCAACTATTGCGGCGGTATTCGGTTTTGAGAAATGTCGTTGACTGCCGGAACAAGATTGCGATCCGCTGGCTGCGATGGCTGGGGTTTCAGTTTACCGAACCGTTCAAGCATAGGGGTCACGAATTCATGATGTTCGAACTGAGGGCGCGCGATGTGTGAACTAACGACCATGCTGCTGATCGGTTCGACCGTCATGGGCGCGGCTGGCGCTGTCCAGCAAGGGCAGGCTGCTGAGATGCAGGGCCGTGCCGCGCAACAGGCTGCGACCTATAATGCCCAAGTCGCGGATATGAACGCGAAGATCAGCGAACGGCAGGCGCGCGATGCTGTCGAACGCGGGCAGATGGAAGAACAGCAACAGCGCATGAAGACCTCCCAGATCATCGGGAAACAGCGCGCGGCTATGGCTGCGAACGGTGTCGATCTCACGTTTGGGTCGCCGCTGGATACTCTGGTCGATACCGCCACGATGGGCGAACTGGACGCGCTGACGATCCGCACGAATACCTACCGCGAAGAGCGCGACATTCGGCAACAGGGCGCAAACTTCACGTCACAGGCCGGGATGATGCGGGCCGAAGGTGAGAACGCTGCAATCGCTGGCCGGATGGGCAAGCGGTCTGGTTTCATGCAGGCGGCGGGGACGATCCTCGGCGGCGGGGCAAAAGCGTATTCGAACTATAGACAGGTGGCGTGATATGGTGACTGTCCCTACATACACGATGCGGGAAGTCCGCGTTCGCCCTGACATGCAACAGGGCGTGGACGTGCGGGCCTCTGCCGATGCGTTTGGCGGTGGCGTGGCGCGCGGCATGGATGCTGTCGGGCAGGGGATGCAGTCCATCGGGCAGGGGATGGGGCAGGCTGCGGAAGCCGTGTCGCAACTGCGCGACTTCGAAGATCGCATGAAGTCGAAGGACGCTCTGACGGGCTTCGAACGCGACCTGATGGAAATACAGTATGGCCAGAACGGATACCTCACGACGCAGGGCCGCGATGCCGTGGATCGCCGCGAAGGGTATAACGCCCAGATCGAAGAACTGAGGAAGAAATACGGTTCGACGCTGAAGGGCGGCGCGGCGCGGTATTTCGATGATGCTGCGACATCGGCTGTCACGTCTGCCATGCGGACAGGGATCGTGCATTCGGCGCAAGGTCAAAAGGATTGGGCGGCGTCCACGTCCACGGCACGGCTGGCGCTGTTTCAGGATCAGGCGCTGAAGACCTATGGCGATCCGAAGGCGGTGGATAAATCCATCGCGGCGGGGTTCATGGAGATCGACGCGCAAGCCGACCTGATGGGATGGGGCCAGGATGTCGTGACGCTGAAGCGGCAGGAATTTGCGACCGGCGTCTATTCCTCGGTGGCTCTGGCGCTGGCCTCGGAAACGGGTGGTGCGACGAAGGCGCTGGAATATCTGGCCGGGAAGTCCGACCTGATCGATACAGCGACACGGATGGAATTGGAAACCAAGCTGCGCCCGTATGCGAACGACGAAGCGGCGATGGCCGTGGTCGATGAAGTCCTCGGCATGACGCGGGACACGGGCGCTGGGGCCGCTGAAGGCACGGTTGGCGCGGCTGGGCCTACTGCTGTGCGACAGCGCCTGTATGGCCGCGCTGCGGCTGCTGGCAAGGGCAGGGATCACGTTGACGGGCTGAACGAAGGGTTTGCCACAAATTTGCTGGCCATGTTCGAAGACGCGCCGTTCCCCGGCCTTCAGATCGGATCGGGCTATCGGTCGGAAGAACGGCAGGCTGAGATCATCGCTCAGAACATGGCCGCTTATGGCTTGGGTGGCCGGATCGCTGAATGGAATGCGGACGTGGCGGCGATGGGGCCGGTGGCGGCTGGGCGCAAGTGGCGTAGCACCTTCCAAGGCGTAACAAACAGCGCCGGTCGCACGTTCACGCAAATGGTCGGGATGCCCGGTGGCTCCAATCATCAACACGGGAACGCGGTGGACATCTGGTATAACGGGGTCCGTCTCGAAAAGGCTCCTGCCGAAGTGCGGCAGTGGGTGCATGACAACGCTGCGGCCTATGGGATGCGGTTCCCGATGTCGTGGGAAAGCTGGCATATCGAACCGTCCAATGCGCGCGGTGGCGGGGCCGGATCGACGGCTGTCCCTGCGATGGATGGCGTGTCCTATCGGGCGTCTGCTGTTTCGTTTGAAGCGGCGATGGCGCGGGTGAATGAAATCCAAGACCCTGAAGTTCGGGCTGCTGCGATGAAGCAACTGAACGCTCAGTTCGAGATGCGCGGGAAGGCCGAAGCGGCGCGCGGGCAGGCGGCGAAGTCCGACATCTGGTCGATGGTGGCGCAGGGCGTTCCGATGTCGCAAATCCCGCTGGACCTGAAGATCGCGGCTGGTCGGGAAGCTGTGCAGGGGTTCATGGACTATGAGGCGAAGGCGGGCGAGATCACGACCGATCCCGTCCTGCAACGCGATCTGACGCTGTATGCCGCGACCAATCCTGTCGAATTCGCGCGGGTCGATCTGACTGCGCCTGAAGTGATCAACAACCTGTCGAAGACCGATCTGAAAACGCTGATCGACAAGCAGGCATTGGTGCTGTCGGATGAGCGAAAGGCGCGGGAAGAAGGGATCGATGTATCTCAGGCGATGACCTGGGCGAAGACGCAACTGGAAGCGGTCGGGATCACGACTGCTGGCCTGACCGGGGGCGGAAACGCGACGAAGCGGCAAGAGATGGCGGCGCGGGAAGCGCAGTTTCAGCTTGCTCTGGCCGATGAGATGCGCGCGTGGAAGGAAGCGAACCCGACCAAGCGGCCTTCGCAGATGGACATCATGCAGATGACAAACAAGCTGCTGATGCCTGTCGTGCTGAACGTGCCGGGATCGGGTTGGACATCGGACGAAACCGAAGGCTTCCTGTTCGACACGATCAACGCGCCTTCGAATGCGACGGCTGACATCGTGGTTGAGATCAACGACATTCCGCGCGATCTCCGCGATGCGATCCGGCGCGACATGACGCTTGAACGCGGTGGCCTGCCTGTGTCCGATGAGGAAGTGGTGCAGCGTTACGAAGACCTTCAGATGGGCCGGAATGTGCCGGGGCCTGTGAACCCTGCCGCGATTGGGAATGTCACGACAACCAATCTCACGATACTAGATCAATTGCGCGGGTTTGTGGATCAGGTCGATCCCCCGCAACAGTAAGGGGATGCCATGCAGTCGGTTGCCGATTACGAAGCCTGGAAAGCGAAACAGCAACAGGCGAGGGTGAAGGCGTCTGCATTCGTGATCGGCCAGTCTGACAAGAACCCGGATGAACTGGCCGGTGATCTGCAACTGGCCACTGATTTTGCCGCTGCGACCGGAAACCCCAAGCCTCCCGCGCCGATGGTTTCCGAATACCGGTCGGTGTTTCAGGCGGCTATCGAAAAGACGCGGGCAGAAACGATCCTGTCTTCTTCGCCGCGCCTGACGGATTGGCTGCGCGATCCTGAGAACGCAACGCTGGCGAAGGATGATCTCGACACGCTGTCGTGGTGGGAAAGCGCGGCTCTGGTGCCTCGGCGGCTGGCGGCTGGTGCTGGCCCCCGTCTGGCAAGCGGCGTCTACAATGCAATCGGTGTTGCCTCGGCCCTGCCCGGTGAAAACGCATTCAGCGACTTCTTTCTTGATGAAGCCGCGCGTCAAGCGGAGTTGGTCGATGTGATCGGCGGGCCGACGGGTGGGTGGTTTAGTCAACAGGTGGCTGGCGCGGCTGAGGGCGTTGGCCTGTCTATTCCGGGGTTGGCTCTTTCTGCGCTGTCTGGCGGCACGGCAACCCCCGGCTTGGCCACGGCGCTTATCGCTCCCGGCGCGGTCGCGGTTGGTGGGCAGTCGGCGCGGGCTGGCCTTGATGCTGGCCTGTCGCCTGAGCGCGCGCTGCTCTACGGTTCGACCGATGCGGCGGCTGAAGCCCTGTTCGAACGTATCCCGGTCGGGCGGTTCTTGGGTGACATCGCGGAAGGCGCGGGCTTTGGGAAAATCCTCGTCAATCAGTTGGCGCGGGAAATCCCGACCGAAACGGCCACGACGCTGTTCCAGAATTTCAACGAATGGGTGACGCTGAACCCTGACAAGACGGTTTCCGAATTCATCTCGGAACAGCCCGAAGCGATCCGCGATACCGTGGCCCAGACCTTCCTTGCGACCTTGGGTATGTCTGGCCTTGGCGCGGGCGTGTCGCGGCTGGCGCGGCTGTCTGAGGAACAGGCGCGGGCGCAGGATGCCGAAGCCCGCGTGGCGCTGTTTCAGGAACTGTCGGGGCAGGCGGTGGCGTCGAAGCTGCGGGCGCGGATGCCTGAGAGGTTCCGCGACTTCGTTGAACGCGCGACACAGAACGGGCCGGTCGAAAGCGTGTATGTTCCTGCCTCGGAATTCGCCTCGTATTTCCAGACTGCCGGGATTGACCCCTACGCGCTGGTCGATGAACTGGACGGCGTGACGCGGGATGATCTCGACGCGGCGCTGGCCGGTGGCGGCGATCTGAAAATCCCGACCGCGACCTATGCGGCAAAGATCGCCGGATCGGACCATGACGCCTTCCTGATGGAAAACATGCGGTTCGATCCTCTCGACATGACGGCACGGGAAGCGGCGGAATTTAACGCGCGCGCCGATGAGATCATGCAAGAGATGTGGGCCGAAGCCGAAGACATCCGGCAGGATGATGAACGCTGGCGGGCGGTCGAAGAGAAAATCCACGATGAAGTGGTGTCGCGCCTGCGGATGGCTGGCCTGTCCACGGAACGGGCGATGGCCGAAGTGCAGCCGATTGTGGCGTTCTACCGGACACGGGCCGCGCGGATGGGCCTCACGACTGAGGAATATCTTGAACGGCATCCGCTGCCCGGTATCCAGGGCGCAATCCCCCAGGGGATGCAGTTCAAGAACGTCGATGAACTGAACCGGACGCTGGCCGAAGCGCGCCGGTATCGCGCGCCTGCTCGGGACACGCGGCAGTCGCTGCTTGAATTTGTGGCTGACTACGGCGGGGTGAACGATCCCGGTGGCGAACTGAAGGCGCGGGATGCCGCTGTGATCAAGCGGCCTGGAAAGAAGACGCTGCGGCTGGCGCGCGACATGGGGCCTGAAGGGCAGGCGTCGATGTTCGGCTCTGCTGGCGGCAAGCGGTTCGGCGTCGATGATGTCGCCCAGGCCGCAATCGAAGCCGGGTTCATGGCCGATAATCCGGTGGTGATTGCCTATAAGGCATCTCTGGAAGACGGAACGCAAGCCCCTGACATCACGCGGGCGTTCTGGGATGCGGTCGATGCGGAACTGCGCGGTGATCGGCAGGCGTCGGATCAGGATGCCGCGCCGGTCGATACCGCATACCTGGATGAGATCGAAGGCTATCTGAACCGGCTGGGCCTAGACCTGAACAATTCGGATGATGAAATCCGGCAGGCGATTGAGCGGGATCAGGCCGCGCCGGATCGGATGTATGCGCAGGATGGCCAGATCGCCACGGAAAGCGCGGCGTTCAAGGCGTGGTTCGGCGATAGCAAGGTGGTCGATGCCGATGGGAAGCCGCTGGTGGTTTATCACGGGACGGCATCGGATTTTGGGCAGTTTTCGAAGTCTGCTGATGCCAAGCATATCGACCTGCCTGGGTTCTTCTTCACGCCCGATGCGGCGATTGCGGATGGCTTTGCGGAAAGCGCAAGTCGTCGCCCGTTCCGCGACGATGCCGGATATATCGCTGGCTTTGAAGGCGCGACAGTCGTTCCTGTATATCTGTCGATCCAGAACCCGGCAGAGATCAACTTGCCGGATCGGGAAACGGGCCGGATGTCTAGGGCTTCCGATGTTCGCGCCATGCTGGAACAAGCGCAGGCCGATGGACATGACGGCGCTGTGATCCGTGGCTGGTCTGATGGAAGCGGCGATGTGCAGTATGTCGCCTTCTCCCCCACACAGATCAAATCCGTTTTCAACCGTGGGACGTTCGATCCTGCTGATCCAAGGATACTTTTCCAATCCGCCTTCCACGGGTCGCCGCACCTGTTCGACAAATTCAGCCTGTCTGCCATAGGCGCGGGCGAAGGCGCGCAAGCGTTTGGCTGGGGTCTGTATTTCGCGGGGCGGAAAGAGATCGCGGAGTATTATCGGGACACGCTGGCCGGTAAAGGTCCTGAGATAAGCATTGATGGAAAACCTACTTCCCGAATTGAATTGATCGATCAGATCAGCGCAGAACTTTCAAGCCGTGGGCTTGAGGCGAGAAACGCAAATTATGCGGCTTCTTGGATTGCCAGTAAGGTGCGGCAATCCGGCGCACAGTGGCGAAAAAATGCAATAGTTTTTGGCGATGATCCTGAAGCGCAAGCAAAGAAAATTGCTGTTGAATATATGAAAGGTAAAAAGGTCAAACTAAACACGGGCCGTCTCTACGAAGTCGAAATCCCTGACGATGCCGAACTGCTGAATTGGGATGCGCCGCTGAAGGATCAGCCGCCTGCCGTTCTCGAAAAGCTGCGCCCGCTGATGGATCGGTTCACGCCTGCCGATGATGCCCTTCTGGCAGAACTTGGGGTCGATGTTTCCAGCCCTGCGACCGGCAATGATCCTGTCATGGAAATGACGGGCGCGCAGTTCTATCAGGATTTGGCTGATCGCTCTGGGGCGCTGGATTGGCCGGTGGGGGCTGATGCCGCTCAACGGCGTTCCTTTGTGGGCAACGCTCACCGTCGCGCCTCCGAAGCCCTGCGCGCTGCTGGCATTCCCGGCCATCGCTTCCTTGACGGCGGGTCGCGTGACAGCGGCGGCGGGTCTTTCAACTATGTGATATATGACGACAGCCGGGTTCAGGTGTCGCGGTTTGAGCAAGGGCCTCGCGGGCAGATCACCTTCAATCTGGACGGGTCTTCGATGATCCGCCTGTTCGAAACTGCGAACCTCTCGACTGTGCAGCATGAGATGGGCCACCTGTTCCTGACCATGATGCAGCGCGACGTGGCGACGGGCGATCAGGCGGCGGTGGCCGAATATGAGGTCATCAAGTCATGGTGGCGGGAAAGCGCGGCTGCGGTCGCGGCTGACGGCAACCGGGCGATGCCTGATGCCAAGCTGACGGCTGAAGATGTCCAGCGGGCCATTGATACCGGCACGACAGGCGACATGATGAAGGATGCCGCCGTCGATGTCGGGATGCAGGAACAGTGGGCGCGGGGCTATGAAGCCTACCTGATGGAAGGCAAGGCTCCCAGCGTCGAACTGCGCGGCGTGTTCGAAAAATTCCGGTCGTGGCTGATCAGCGTGTATCGGAACTTGGTCGGGCTGAACGTCAACATCTCGCCTGAAATTCGCGGCGTGTTCGACCGTATGCTTGCGACGGATGAAGAGATCGCCAAGGCGAAACAGGCATCCGGCGAAAATCGGCCGATCTTCACGACTGCGGAACAGATGGGTCTGACGCAGGAAGAATTCGACCGGCTGATGAAACTGCGGACGCAGGCCGAAGACGAGGCTACGGCGCGGTTGCAGCGTGAAATCATGGAACCGATCCGGCGCGAAGCCGAAAAGGAATACCGCGAAGAAAAAGCCAAGGTGACAGAGGATGTCACGCGGCGGCTGCGGCGGATGCCTGTCTATCGCGCGATCCAGGAAATGCGGTTTGGCAAGACGTTCGAAGGTGACGAAACCCCCGGCGTGAAGCTGGATCGTGACGTGATCGAAGCGCAGTATGGCGCGGGCTATCTGCCGTTTCTTCCCGGCGCGACGAAAGACGGGAAGGGCCATAAGAACGCGGTGTTCACGAATGAGGGCGGTATTCACCCTGACGTGGCGGCTGCGATGTATGGCTTCCAAACGGGCCGCGAATTGCTCGACATGATGAGCAACGCGCCCGCGCTGGATGTGGCGATCAAGGCCGAAGTCGAAGCGGAGATGTATCAGAAGCACGGCGATCCCCTGAATGATGGTGAGATCGAACGGAAGGCTCTGGAAGCCCTGCACAATGACAAGCGCGGCGAATGGCTGGCGGCTGAGATGAAGGCGGTGGCGGAAGTCGCTGGGGTCGAAGTGGGCCTGACCGTGAAGGAAGCCCGCGCCACGGCGGCGATGACGCTGGGCCGGATGAAGGTGCGTGACGCCCGCATGGCGATGCGGTTCCTCGCGGCGGAACGGAAGGCTGGTGAGGAAGCCCAGCGGATTGCGCGGGAACTTGGTCGTGAAAGCGTGTGGATGCAGAACGCCCGTCGCCGGATTGCGGTGAAGGCAAGGGCGGCGCTGCGGGATGACGGGACGGTGGATGCCGTCGCGGGCCAGATCGACCGGGCGAATGCCTCGACGGGGAACTATAACGAAACGGTCCAGAAGCTGATCGATGCCAAGCGTCGGCAGGTGATGAACCATGCCCTGTTCATGGAAAGCGTGAAACAGCGGGAAGCGACTGACAAGATCGTGGACCGCATGGCGAAGCTGAACCGGACCGATAAGAAGCTGTCGAAGTCGATCACGGTGGACCATGTGAAGGCGGCGCGGGCGATTGCCGCGAAGTTTGGTCTGGCGCGTCCTGACACGGAATTTGATTTCAACGCATGGCTGGAGCAGTTGGCGTTCGAAGACCCTATCCGTGCGGGCGCGCTGCAAGAGGCAATCGCTGCATGGGGCGAAGATGCCAAGGATTACCGCGATCTGACCGTCTCGGAACTTGGCGCGGTGGTGGACGGTATCGACAACGTGCTGGCGACGGGCAAGCGGTTTTCGGGGATCGAAACGGCTGGCAAGAGGATCGAACGGGATCAGGTCGTGGCCGAACTGGTCGCGGTGCTGGATGAGCGCGGGTATCCTGAGAACGAAGCCATGTCGGGCCTGAAGTCGATCATGTCTGGCGCGAAGTCCCTGACCTCCTCGACGCGGGCGATGCTGCGCGTGGTGGAGACATGGGCGCGCACAATGGACAACGGGGAACAGGGGCCGTTTACCAATTACATCGTGCGGCCTGTCATGGATGCGCTGGGCGAGTATTTCGACAACCGGAACCGGCAGATGAAGGAACTGCTGGCGATTGTTGACGGCGCGAAAAAGATGACGGGGCAGGCGATCCCCGCGCCGGAACTGCGGACAGCCGGGGCGCAACCGTTCACGTTCGAAAACAAGGCGAAGCTGATCCATGCGATCCTGCACACGGGGAACGAAAGCAACAAGGCGAAGCTGCTGATCGGCTGGGGTTTTTCTGACGGGTTCGTAAACCCCAAGCAGGCCATGACGGCGGCGGGGAAGCCTCGCGTGAAGCGGGACGGGACGCCTATTCTGACGAAGGGCGAACTGGACACGTCGCGCTGGGATGCGTTTCTGGACCGGATGATCCGCGAAGGCACGATCACGCCTGCGGACATCGATCTGGTGAACTCGATCTGGGCGGTGTTTGAAAAGACAAAGCGGCCCGCTCAGGCGACACACAAGAAGCTGAAGGGGTTCTACTTCAAGGAAATCGAAAACACGCCTTATGAAACTGCGGCTGGCGTTCTGAGGGGCGGGTATGTGCCTGCGATCATCGACAAGGATGCGTCTCTGGATGCGGGCCGTCAGGATGACATGCGGGCGCTGGATCAAAGCGCCACGTCGATGTTCCCGACCACAGGCGCGGGGTTCACGAAGTCGCGGGTTGAGAATTACCGGGAACCTCTGGAACTGAACCTGATGCTGCTGCCGTCTCACCTGGATGATGTGCTGCGGTTCACCTATCTGGAACCCGCAATTCAGCAAACTGCGTCACTGGTGCGCGGGCGCGATCTGCGCGATCCGATGCAGCGGTTCGATGCGAACGTGGTCGGTGACACGATCATGCCGTGGCTGCAAAGGACGGCTTCCCGGTCGCTGAATGTTGCGAATGCCTCGCCTGCCAAGCGGAGATGGGGCCGCGCGATGGACCGTCTGCGCGGTCGGATCGGTGTGTCGATCATGTTCATGAACGTGATCAACACGGCGCAACAGGTCACGGGGCCGATTGTGGCGATGTCGGAAGTCTCGCCGCGCCTGCTGGGGAACGCTCTGGTGCGGATGGTGAGCGGCGATGCTGCGAACATGCGGGCGGCGATCTCTGAAGCCTCGCCCTACATGGCCGAACGGCTGCGGCTTGTGTCGAACGATACGCAGGTGGAACTGCGGGAACTGCTGACTGACCGGACGGTGTTTTCGGAAATCGACACGTTCACGCAAAAGCACGGCTACATCCTGCAATCGGCATTCCAGAACATGCTTGATCCGATTGTCTGGCACGGGGCCTATGATCAAGCGATCTCGCGCGGGATGTCGCATGACGCGGCGGTGTTTGAGGCTGACAGCGCGGTTCGTCGAACCATGCCTGATAGCGCGCCTGAGAACGTCACGGCATTCGCGCAAGGCACGGTGACGTGGCGGATGATCACCATGTTCACATCGTTCTTCATCTCGCAGGCGAACTTGCTGGGCGGGCGGATGGACGTGATCCGGCGTCAAATGGGCTGGAACGGTGCGCCGCAAATGTTCTGGGCCTATCTGACGATCTTCGCCCTGCCTGCCATCGTGGCGCAGGCCATCGCTGATGGGGCGTCTGGGGCCGGTCCTGAAGACGAAGACGAAGACGGGATGACGGATGAACTGCTTGCGTGGTTCGGTATCACGCAGTTGCGGTATGGCGCGGCGATGGTGCCTCTGTTCGGGCAGGCTGGGCTGAAGACGATCAACGCCTTCAATGACAACCCGGTGGATGATCGTCTGTCTGTCTCGCCCGTGGTGTCGGCGATTGAAACGGCAACGCGGATGCCTGGGTCTGTCTATGGCGCGGTCGCTGAAGACGGTTCGGCGCGGCGGGCTGTGGTGGACGGCCTGCAAGCTATTGGCCTGATCACGGGGATACCGACCGGGCAGCTTGGCCGAACGGTGGGCTATGGCGTGGGCGTGTCGGAAGATCGGTTCAGCCCGACCGGGCCAGTCGATGTGGTGCAGGGCGTGATCTCTGGGCGCGACGGGACTGAGCGGTGACGCTGGCCGCGCTGGTGATTTAGGCCGCAACCTTTGGCGGTCATAGTGCCTCGGAACACAAGGGGGTGCTATGACCGTTCCCAGCGCGATCAATAAATCTGGACCCTATACGGGGAACGGTGTCACGACATCGTTCGCCTATGGGTTTCGCATTCTGGACGCCTCGCACATTCGGGTGGTGCGGACTGAAAACGGGATCGACACGATCCTGACTTCCGGGTTCACAGTGACGGGCGTAGGTGCTGCTGGCGGGTCTGTGGTGTTCTCTGTCGCCCCCACGGCGACGCAAACGATCACGCTGATCAGGAACGCGCCGTTCACTCAACAGACCGATCTTGAAAATCAGGGTGCGTATTACGCTCAGACCATCGAAGACGCGCTTGATCTCGGCGTCATGCGGGATCAGCAACTTCAGGAACAGGTGGATCGGTCGGTGAAAATCCCGGTCGGCGCTGCGACGTTCGATCTGGATGCGCTGGTGAATGACATCGTGCGCGTGGCCGATAGCGTGGCGGCGGTCGATACCGTGGCGTCGAATATCGCTGATGTGGGGATCGTGGCCGATAACATCGCTGATGTCGGGATCGTGGCCGATAATCTGGCCGATGTGACGAATTTCGCGGATGTGTATCAGGGGCCGAAGGCGGTCGCGCCTGTGCTGCGAAACAACGGGTCGCCCTTGCTGTCGGGTGATCTGTATTTCGATACCGTCGATAACCGGATGAAAGTCAGGGCAAGCGCGGCATGGGTGAATGCGGCGTCTTCGGTGAACGGGATGATTGCCCAATATGCCTACACCGCCACGGCAGGCCAGACCGTGTTTGCCGCTGTGTATGACATCGGGTTCGTGACGGTCTATCTGAACGGCGTGAAGCTGGTTTCGGGCGATGATTTCACTGCCCTGAACGGCACGTCGATCACGCTGGCGACGGGCGCGGCTGTCGGTGACAGTATCGAGATCATTGGGTTCGGCGCGTTCGCCACGGCTGACATGCTTCAGAAGTCGCAGAACGGCGCTGATATTCCCGACAAGGCGGCGTTTCGGGCGGCTCTTGGGATCAACGGCATCGGTTCGGAAACCGCCCCCACGATTACGAACCTCAACACGCTGACGGTGGCGGGGGAGTATTTCGCGGCATCGGGGGCTACAGGTTCGCCCAATTCCGAACCGATCATCGTGAAGATGCTTGCCGCCGATGCGACGACGCGGGCGGAGCAGGTGGTCACGGGGCTTACCACGGGGCGCAAGTGGTGGCGGATTGAGACTGCTTCTGTCTGGGGCGCTTGGAATGAGTATCAGCGCGTCAATCCCGCCACCTTGACCGCAGAAGGCACCGCAAACGCAGGCTTCGCAGGCGGTTTCGCTGGTCGCAACAACGGCGGTGGGGTTGGCACGGGGGTCTTTTTCGACGCCAACATCCGCGGTTCAACTGTCGGTGGGATGCACGTCACTGACGACAGCGAGTTTGGTTCAGCCGTGCGACTGCTGGCAAACCGCACGGGCGTGTCTGATGGTGATCGCAGGTTCACAGCGTATCTCGTTGACCGCAATGCGGGGCAATTCACCGCGCATCTGGGCGCACCTGCCACCCTGCTCCCAAAATTCGACTGCCGCGCATGGGTGAACTTCAACGGCACCAACGGGGCAATCCGCGCATCGGGCAACGTGTCGTCTGTCGTGCGGAATGGCGTGGGGGATTATACGGTGAACTTCGCCGCGGCGATGCCGGATGCGAATTATGGGGTGATGCTCACTGGAAACACCGATATCCCTTCGGGTTCGGACTTCGGCGTTATTCCGGTTATCCATCCGACCGTGGCGCAAACAACTTCATCCGTCCGCATACTTTGCGCGTTTACAGGAAACGGCAGTCTTTTTGACATTAGTCAAGTCCACGTCGCCATTTTCCGCTGAGGACACACCCATGCAAATCATCATCTACCCTAACACCCTCGGCAAAATCGTCATCGTCAGCCCCGCGCCTGATGCCGACATTGCAGAGGTCGCCGCCGCCGTGGTTCCTGCCGACACCCCGCACCGCATCATCGACAGCGACGATCTGCCGCCCGCGTCCGATTGGCTGTGGAGCGACGAGGGGCCGATACTTGCCGCACCGCCTCCCCCGCCTGCACTCCCCGAAGAAGTCTCCCGCTTCCAAGCCCGCGCGGCGCTGATCATCTATGGTTCTCAGATCGGTCGCCCGAACCTTCTCGTTGAGGCTGACGCTGTTCTGACGGCGCTTCAGCCGGGGCAGTTCGGCTTGTCGATGCTTCAGATCGAAGTGGCGCGGGAAGCATGGTTGACGGCGCAGGTCATCCGGCGCGATAGCCCGACACTGAACCTTCTGTTCCCGGCGCTGGGGCTGTCACTGCCGGAAGAACGTGACGCGATCTTCGTCATCGCTGCGGGGATCGTGGCATGAGTGACGATCTGAAAACTCCTGATGAAATCTGCTTCGCTGCCGCCACATATGGATTTGTCTGATGTCAAGAGCGCGTAACCTTGCGAACCTCGGTGATGGGTCTGGCACGTTCAAGATCGGTGACACGATCTGGTCCAGCCGCTCTGCCGCGCCCGCTCAATGGCTGGCCTGCGACGGTGCTGCTGTCAGCCGCACGACCTATGCCGCGCTGTTCACGGCCATCGGGACGGCTTACGGCATTGGTGACGGGTCAACCACATTCAACCTCCCTGACGCGCGGGGCCGGTCGCCTGTTGGTGCTGGTCAAGGGCCTAGCCTGACAAACAGGGCGCGCGGCGATACTGGCGGCGCTGAAAGCCATACGCTGACCGAAGCGCAAATGCCGCTGCACGGGCATCCTTTCTTTGCAAGCTACGCCACACAGTCAACCGCTAACAGCACGTCCACGGGCGGCTTCATGACAAACTCAGGCGGCACGTCTTCGCGGGCGGCTTATACCGGCGCTGTTTCTGGAACCCAAGGGCAACAGATCGGCGGCACGGGCGGCGGCGCGGCTCACAACAACATGCAGCCGTTCATCGCCATGAACTGCTTTATCTACGCTGGCATCTGATACGGGGGTGATCTGTGAATGGACTTCGACAAGAAAACTTTCTTTCAGGATACTCCCGTGTCTGACTTGACCGATGTCCTGATGATCCTTGGCCGTGTGCAGGAAGGCGTTGAACGTCTGCGGCAGGATTTTGGCGAAGAGAAAGCGCAGGCGTCTCAGTCGCGCAAGCTGCTCTATGAGCGGCAGGATGAAATGCGCGGCGATCTGTCGAACCTGAAGCAGGACATCGACATGACTGCGCTGGTCACGGCGCAAAAGCTGGGCGATCTGACGAAGGAACTGACAGATCACAAGTTGGCCGTTCAACCTTCTATCGATGAATGGAAGAGGATCAGGACGCTCGGGATCGGCATCACTGGCGTTCTGGCAATCGGTGGCCTGTCGGTCGGCGCAATGCTGTCGATGGGGCTGGATGCGTTTAGGACCGCGCTGCGGTCGTGGCTTGGAGGCTGATATGAAGATCGTGACGAATGCCCGTTCGGCGTGGCGCTGGTTCTCTGTGCAGGCCGCTGCGCTGGTGGCGATTATCCCTATGGCGTGGTCGCAACTCCCGCCCGAAAGTCAGGCGCTGGTGCCGGAAGAATACCGCCCGTGGGTGATTACCGTGGTCGCGGTTGCCGGGATCATCGGGCGGCTGATCGATCAGGGCGGTGAGAAATGATCCGCTGGCTGCTGTCATGGCTGGGCGGTGGTATCCTGGATCGGGCGCTGAATACGGTGGATCGGAAGATCGCCGCTGAAACCGACCGCGAAGCCCTGAAGGCTCAGGTGATCTTGGAACACTACCGGCAACGGGCATCATGGATGCGGGCCGGTGGGTTCTGGCTGATGGTCATGTTCGCCGGGCCGCTGGCGCTGTGGTGGGCCGCTGTGCTGGTTTATTCGGTGCTGTGGTGCCAGGGGTGCGCCTATCCGCAAGAGTGGACGATTGCCGCGCTGCCTGCGCCTCTGAACGAATGGGCCGGTATGATCGTGCTGTCGATCTTCGGCGTGATCGGCTTGGACCGGTTTAGGAAGTAGGGGGGCGACCCCCCCCTACGTTGTCATCTTCGGCTTCACTCGTCTTCGGGGAAAACGGGAATGGGAACGTTGAAGCCCTTCAGTGCTGTTTCCTCGCCGCTCTTATCGGCGATGCACATCGTGATTTCCCATTTCGATGCGGGCTGTCCAGCCTCCAAGATCAGCGCCTCGTTGTAAGGTGCCAACTCAACAGAGAGAAAGTCTTGGATGATGTAAACCGTATTGCTCTCACGCGGTTTCCCTGCCTGATAGCAGACAACTTCATCTTCAAAGTCAGCGTTGACCTTTTTCATCACAAGGGCGAACAACCGAAGATCGATAATGGCTTCAACATGCGCGCCGTTTTCCGTTGATCCGACACAGCGAAGTGCCGGGAATGCCCCCTGATACAGGCTGGGTCCGTTATGGTTAGCTTCTGACATCGCTCGTTCTCCTTATGAGCGGTTTCTGTTTGCACTGGTTACACACTAACCTGCTTGGGCCTTGTGGCCCCTACAGGTATTTCTTCAGATCGGCGATCTGGCTGATGGCCTTATCGGTCAGCACCAGGGCGCATGATCCGTTCTCGGTCGGTCGCTCGGCGATCAAGCCCATGGTCTTCATGGCGGCGGCAACGTGAACCTTCGACCGAAGGGGCGACTTCGCAAGCATAGTCTTGCCGTCTTCGTATCGGACGCGGTTCGCCTCCATTTCGTCAAGCATCGCGATCACGTCATCCTTGAACCGGCGCAGGATCGAACGCGCGCCTGATACGGTATAGGGATCGTGATAATGGCCGCTGGCGTTGTGGCGTTCGGGGGTGAGGAATTCCATAGGTGCCTCGGAATTGTGGAAAGGGGCCGAAGCCCCCTCCGGTTTCATTCTGCTACTGCGGGGATCACGTCATCGGCGAAGTCAGGATCGGACAGATCAGCCGGGGTGTCGGGAAACGCGGGCAGTTCTTCGGCTGTCGGAACGAAGCCCATGCCTGCCGACGATCCGTCGCCTTCGCCAAGGATAACGGCGGGATCGGCCTCGGGCGCTGCGGCTGCGGGCGCTGCCTGTTCGACACGGCGGGTCTTCGCCTCGGTCTTGATCTCGACATCCTGCGCTGCCTTCAGAAGCGGCGCATAGTCGCCCGTCTCATGGGCCTGCTTCACGATGGACAGGGCGGCGAACTGCTCGTCCAGCGTCTTGCCGGTGGGCAGGGCGGCGCGGATGGTGATCGCGATGATGTTCTGGTTCGTGGCCATGTGTTTTCCTTTCGATGGCTGGTTGAAATCAGGAAAGGGAGTTGACGAAGGTAGTGCGCGGATACGTCGGCATTTTCCCCGTCATGTTGATATGCGCGGCTTGTGTCGCGGTGGGCTTTGCCATTTTATCCCATCTGCGAAGATCAGCGCGGCGTTGCTGCCGCGTCTTTTCCGGCGCGGGCGCGTCCTTCAGCCGGTCGGCCTGGGCCTTGCGGTGCGCTGCCAGTCGGTCGATGGCGCGCGCTTTGCCGGGGCCGGGCTTGTCGCTCTTGGCCCCTGATCCGAAGTATCCGACCGGGATGCCCATCAGCATGTTGAAGTTTGCCGCCAACTTATCGAAGAACTTCATGCTCATTCCTTCCTTGTGTGAGCGTTTTCGTAGGTCTTCCATGCCGCCCAACTGTCAAAGCCATGCAGGCGGGCGGCGCGGTTCTCTGCTTCGGTGCGGCTGATGCCTTCACCTTCCTGGATGATCGCCGCGCGTTCTTCGATCAGGTCGGCGATGTCAGGCGGTGTCATGCCGGAACCGAAACGCCAGCTTCGCGCAGCGCGGAAATGATGACACTAAGGGGGACCGTCTGGGTGCCAAGCTTGAACGTTCCCGCAGTCGTGTCGGCTTTGGCAATCGGCTGCTGGCGAATGTGGGTGACTGGCTTGGCGGACATCTCCTGCTCAATGGCCGCGCGCTGCTCAGACAGACTGAGGATCGCGCCTCCAATGGGGAACATCCGCTTGAAGTCTGTGGTCGCCATTTTGCGCCACGACCCCCGGCGTTCTACGATCTGGCCCTTCTCGACCGTAAGCCAACTGATCGGGTTGTCAGAGGCGATACCCCGCTGGACTTCGGGGGGCCTGCCGCAGATGTGAGGCAAAAGGGTGGACGCCTTTGCCATTGCCATGACGACTTCAGGGATCAGCTTGCCGTTGGCGACTTCCTTGTAGTTTTTGAACATCGGGTCGCGGTGCAAGTAGTGCTTCGGCAGCTTTGCAAGGTATTCGCAGATCGTCTTGAAGTTGTGGGAGATGTCTCCCAAAAGTTCTTCGATCTTTTGCACGATCTGTGCTTCAGAGCGTTCAATCATCTTTGTTGTCCTTCAGTTTGGAGATGACGTGGGTGATGTGTAGGGCGGCGGTAGCGGGGCCTTTGGAGCGGTGGTAGGCGCGGTTCCGTTCCAACTCTTTCTCCCGGTTGGCTTCGTGGTAGGCGCGTTTCCGTTCCAAATCCTTCTCTCGGTTGGCTTCGCGGTAGGCGCGGTTCCATTCCGCCACTTTCTCCCGGTTGGCTTCGCGGTAGGCGCGGCTCCGTTCCGCCACTTTCTCCCGGTTGGCTTCGTGGTAGGCGCGGCTCCGTTCCGCCACTTTCTCCCGGTTGGCTTCGTGGTAGGCGCGTTTCCGTTCCGCCACTTTCTCCCGGTTGGCTTCGCGGTAGGCGCGGCGATACTCCAACACCTTCTCTCGGTTGGCTTCGCGGTAGGCGCGGTTCCGTTCCGCCACTTTCTCCCGGTTGGCTTCGTGGTAGGCGCGGTTCCGTTCCGCCACTTTCTCCCGGTTGGCTTCGCGGTAGGCGCGGTCTTTCTCTGCCACTTTCTCCCGGTTGGCTTCGTGGTAGGCGCGGTTCCGTTCCGCCACTTTCTCCCGGTTGGCTTCGCGGTAGGCGCGG